CCACTTTCTTGTTTGGCTACACCCACAATTAGTGCATATATGGCCTTTTAATCCCTTTATCAGACCTGTATCCTTTTTCCAATATTTTCTTTTGTGTTTGCACGCTTCCTTTTGAGATTTGCTATGTACCGCATAAATGCATTCCGTTATTTGCAGTGGGAAACAAGAATGATACGTTCTTGCCTTTTCCGGTGCTTCCCACATTAAATCTTCTTTTTGATTAATCACATTTCCGTTTTCATCCTCGTACCAAATTCCTAATTTCAATTTTGCTTTATCAATATTCATTGCCATCCTCACTTTCCCCATGTAAGCAACTGGCACGCTATTGTGCAGTCCTCCATGATTTCAATACTCGATAAAATCAGATAATTCCATCTGACCAACTACGTTGTTGTCTTGCATCCACCATAGATAAACTTCTTCGCCGCAACTCCACTTCGTATCTTTTCCACGCCGCTTGCGTTCCTCAATCATTCTGTCAAAAGAATGTATGTAGGCTTGCTTGTACTTTGGAAAATCGTACATTTCCTTTTCCCTCTGTTTCTTTGATGCAAGTGGACAACCTAGACAGCCTAACCTGTTATATCCGCATTGATACAGTTCGCATACTTGAATGTTTTTCTCGCCAATGAACTGCCAGATATTCTGATCTGTCCAGTCAATTATTGGATTGACTACTGTTTTAGATTTCATCTGGCAATTTTCAAACAACCTTCGAGTATCACAATTATCGGTGATAAGCATTTTTTCGTCAGAAACGCCAATACTTTTACTTGCTGTCTGCCCTAATACTTCAAATGGGCTTCTATTACTTCTCTTGCTACTTTCAGACCATCTAACGCCTGTTGCAATCATTCTGTTAGGATTCCCACCTTCTTTCAATTCTGAACAGCAATACCGAACAATTCTGGTAGGTGGCATTAGTTTTCTTGGAATAAGATTCCACATTGTAAGACGGTTTCCGTTTTCCTGCACATGATAATCAATCTCGCATTTGATGCCTTTGTCCGTCAATTCAGAAAACGTATTCTTGATATGCCTTACTGTCTGCGGTGCATCAACAGTGGTATGTGAGTTATGTACTTCAAACGGGATTCCAGACATTCTGAATAGTTCAAGAAGCACATCTGAATCCTTTCCGCCGGAATACTCACATACAAGTGGTTTGTTATAATGTTTCAACGAGAGATCAGACGCAAGCTGGATTCTTTCAATTGCTTTTTGTTCTAAATCCATAATATTTACACTCCAAATCTTCTGACCAATTCTTTATTCAAATCTGGAATCCGTACATCTGGTTCAGATTCCAACTCTTCAACCATGCTCATAAAACTTCTTTCTCCACGGTTCGCTTGTCCCACAAACTCATTTGCACAATTGATTACGTCTAAAAGCCTTTTGGTTGAAAATCCATGCAGTTTTCTTAATGCCAACATCATAGTTACGGAATTGATCGTATTCGCCCAGTCATCACCAGTATTGAATCCATCGTTATAGGCTTGATTTTGCATGATTTCCAACTCTTTACGTGAATTCTGCATGGCTCTTCCGAATGCCTGTGACATTTGATTATCGCATTCCAACACCCTATTTTTCTTTGGTGCTTTCATCTTTAATTTGCTTCCCATATTTTTCCCTTCCGTATCTGTATTCCGTCAAACGGTATGCTCTTGATACTCCCGGATGTTCTGTGGCAATCAGAGAATCCATCTCCAATTGCCGCATATGTCTCTGGACGGTACACTTTGTAAGGTCTGTTCCATCCATAATTTCTTTATAAGAAGGCATATATCCATGTTTCTCAAAATACTTGACAAGAAATCTGTAAATATCATTTCTGGCAGATTGTCCCTCATTATATTTCCTCTGACGGTAATTCATACGCAAAACGGCTCTTCTGCCGCAGTATTGCTTTTTTCTGAACGCATTTTATTTAATCTTTCCGCAGCTTTCTTTTTCGCTTCATCAGAATATTTTCTTGGTGGATTGATTTTAATGTAGGAATATGGCAAGTGGGCGAAAATAGATCCATCATTATTTCTGGCAAGAATTTTCACATCGTCTGGAAATTCCTTTTCTAATTCCTCACATCTGTTCTTCCAGGAACTTCCGTTCTTAGCAGTAACCCCTACATAATCTCTTCCGGGAATCCACTCAATTACACATTCGTTTGTGTTTTCTGACACAAAACTCACCTCTATTCATTTTTTATTTTTTATCTTTTGAATTTAGCCAGTAGAACTACTGGTGTGTTAGAATCAGTGATAATTTTCTTCATTGAGCAAGTCGTTGAATTTTTCCAACGCCTTAATAGATACTTTGTTATTTGCTTTTTCTGGTCTGATTGATACGTTTAAGTGAGTATCAATGATGTGTTTTAGTTCTCTTGCAAGGGTTATTTTCCCCTGTTGAAGTCCATCTCTATATCCTTTTGCCGGACGAAATTCGTCAATTTGTTTCTTCCCCTTTCCTTGACCGCCACCTGTTTTATTTCTAAGTTGATAACCGTGGTCTGCAAATTGTCTTTCGTAAAATTTTTCCTTTTCATCAAGCTCTGATATAGGGCAATTTATAAATGTCGCATTCCATCCATATGGATTAATTTTTGAAAGTACCCCATGTTTTTTTAAGCTTCTGTCAATATGCGACTTGTATCCCATGTTGTGTCCACAAAGTCTTGATAAAATATGCTTTGCTTGTCCTATGTACGCATACTTGAATCCCTCTTCGTCGCATCTAGTGAGCATATAAATTCCAGATTTGTCGTTCAGATTCGGATTAACTTTTAACCATCTTTCACGGTTTGTTGCTTCAATAGCTTTTGCCTGTCTAAGTTTTTTATAATCCAACCGGCATCACCCCTTTTCAATCTGCTTCACAAGGAATTTTTAATTTCTCTGCAATTGCCTTGATTACCGAAACAGTAACGCCGTTTCCTGCCTGTTTGTATAACTGGCTGTCAGAATTAACAAACTGAGCCTTTTCAAAATAATCATCCGACCAACCTTGCAGCCGAAAACATTCTTTCGGTGTCAGCTTCCGAATTGCTATGTAACACTGATATTTTTCGTACCACACTGCATATACCGTTAATTCTTCCGATACCTGCACAAATATTCCTTGATTGCAACTCGTGTCGAGTGTGTCGGCAACTTCTTTTCCATATTCTGTGCGAACGTTACGCAATACTCCGAGCGGATCAATTGCGACCCCGTGTCTATCCTGAGATGTTAATGTGAACATTGGTTCACCATTTTCTTTGAATCTTCTTCCATTCTGACGTTTTTCTATACGATCTGGTGTCAATACTGGAATTGCAACTCTTTGTGCGCCCTTATAATCTCTTGCCATTAATGTACTTCCACATCCACTTGTGTCATGAATTGCCTCGTGTTGATGCCTGTAATCCTTGTTCATGATTTTTACAGCAACACTACTCTTGTCGGTCCTTAAGTTGGAAACTCCGTTATCGTATCTGGCTTTCAAGCATCTTGCTATGTCTGTTGACTTCGATTCTTGATAGCTCAAATCTATGAAACACGGCAAAGCTACGTGATGTCCTCGCCCACCGCCTTGACCCGTATCAAGAGTTTCAGTTATTCCGTCAGGTGAAAATACTTGTGTATTTCTTCTATATCCGTCTTTATGTGCAATTATTTGAACACTATTTTCTCCGTCTGTTCCTTCGATAGGAAATATTTTTGAGGTACTTCTCCCTCTAAGATGTCCGACAATGAAGCACCTTTCTCTGTTTTGTGGGACTCCAAAATCTTTGGAGTTGAGCACTTGCCATTCTGCATCATACCCCTCCCGATCCATTTCAATGAGCAGTCTGGCGAAATCCCATCCTCCATTAACACTAAGCAAATTCTTAACGTTCTCAATGAAAAGGTAAGTGGGTTTATTTTCTTCTTCGAGCTGTCCGACAAGGTACATAACTCTGAAAAACAGGCTTGAACGGTTTCCTTGAAATCCGGCTTGCTTTCCTGCAACGGATATGTCCTGACAAGGGAATCCGAAGCACCAGCAATCTGCTTTTGGAATGTCTCCGGCATACACTCTTCGAATGTCATTTGCATACCATTCTCCATTTCTGTATTCCTCCTTTAGTATTTCTTTTTGTCGTTGTTTCAGTGGCATTTTGTCCAGGAACTCTCTCTGATTTGGCGTGAGTAAGTGCATTGAGATGTAACTTGCGGTTGCAAATTTATCAAACTCGCAAAAGCCAATACACTCATGTCCCGCCAATTCCATTCCTCTTCGGAACCCTCCGATGCCTGCGAAAAAATCTATAAATTTCATTTTCATCTCCTAACTAAACGGAAATTCATCTTCCATACCGCCTAAATCCGGCACATCCATGAAACTAGGTTCTGGCGGTGGTACTGGTCGTGTATCTGCTTCCTGTGTCTGTGGTGACTGGCTTTTTCTTTCTGCAAATTCATGTTCTGCAATAAGGCAATCATTTGAGTAGACTTTTTCACCGTTTTTATTCGTATAGTTTCCAGTCTGCCATTCTCCACGCACATTTACTTTCGTGCCTTTTTTAAGATATTTCTCTGCGAATTCTGCATTTTTTCCAAGACATACGCAAGTGATAAAGTCAGATTTTCTTTCTGTATTCTTTTTCACTCTTCTCTCGACAGCCAAAATATATCTTGCAATTTTTGTGTCATTCGTTCCCATTCTGATATCTGGATCAGCAGTTAATCTTCCAGAAAGAATAACAATATTCACAATTTATCACCTCTCAATCTGAATGTCGCATCTAATAAGTGCGTGTTTGATTTTCTTTGTATTCCCTGTTATAACTTCTTCTTTCCCGATAACAAAGGAAATATCATCTTCTGTTACGCTGAATCCTTTTGTTTTGATATGCTCAACAAGGATTTCTTTGATTTCCTCTGCACAAATTCCGATTGTTATTTCCAATGGTGTTACCTCCCTGGTTTGTAAGCTGGTGGCATTGGCTGCCATGCAATGACTGGGTAATACGCAAAGCCATATGCTTCTACACTTCCCCATTTACCGTCTCCTAAATAAGTAAGACTTGTTGGAAGAACAGCTCCATCAATTGTAACTGCATATTCTTTCCAATCTCCCGGATTTTCTCCTTTGTCTGGTTCCGGCGGTAACTTCACATCTGTTGGAATCCACATATCCGCAGAACTGTATGAGCATATCAGTTCTTCAACTTTCTTGATTGCATCATTCCATCCTTTATCGTACTTGCATTCATGTTCAGAAGGTTCTAACTTTTTCAGTTTTTCAAGTGTTTTTAAGAAGATTTTCATTAATAATCATTCTCCTTTCAATCATTCAGTCGAATTGTTTTCCTTATCATCTTCAATCGCTTTTCCAAGGCAAGCCATAACAGGTGCAAAATCAAGCAGTATTTCCCTTTCTCTGATGTTTCTTCCATCTTTTTTGTGCCAATCTCCTACAATATAAAGTTCTGCATTTGCGGAAAGAATATCTGTTTTCATATCCCAGTATTTAATATGGATTTCATAAGCTGCGTTTGCAGAAATTGGATTTACATAAATTCCTTTTGTTACTTCTTTCCAATCTTTTAAGTCAATTGATACCATCTATTTCTCCTTTCAAAACGGACATAAGTCCAAATTAACTTCAAGTCCAGGTGCTGCAATCTGCACCAGCGCATCCTCCCAAACCACCTCTTCTTTTATCTCCTTCAAAATCTGTTCCGGGTCAGCTGATTCATTACTCAAATGCACCAATGTTACCGTCCGTAATGCTGCCGTATGGTTTGTATTTACCAAGCTTTTGCAAGTATCTAAGGAACAATGCCCTTTAAGCCTGTGCGTGTAATTTTCAGCTGTTTTGTCAACCAATTCTCCACAATAGTTGCATTCAATAACTAAATGGTTCAATCGCATTGCCTTGAAATTGTATCGGCAAAACTCAAAATCTGTCATATACAGCAGCTTTCCCATTTCTTCATGCTCCACGATATAACCATAATTGGAACACGGAATAAGTTGCCCTGTATCCTTGTCCCTTGTAGTATGTGGCAAATAGAACGGTATTACTGTAAACGAGCCAACCCGAAACGGTCTTTTTTCTGGAACGCCTTTCATTAATTCGCCAGTGATGATTTGCAGATGTTCCACGGTTTCATCATTGGTGTAAATCTGAATGCCGGCGTTCATCAGTTCCCGAAATGATTTGATGTGATCTCCATGCTCATGACTAAGCAATACGCCAGAAACATCACTTGTTCTGTAATCAATAGCTTTCAGAATGTCTTTGTATCTGCATCCGCAGTCCAGAAGAAGCATTTCTCCGCTGTTCGATTTCAAAACATAGCAGTTTCCGTGTTGGCTCCCTGTGTTTACTACTCGCACGAACAATTTGAATCACCTCGCTTTCTATTGGATTGCTGCTACTCGCGTCAGTTTTCCTCATTTACGACAATACCGCCATGGATGATAACTCTCTTTCCGTCCGAATCATCAAAGTAAACTTCGTTCTCTGATTCGGAAACATCAAACTTTCCAGACCAGGAATTGATTTTACCGCCGTTGTAATCGTAAACAGTTACGGTTCGATTCAGACCACCGTCAATATCACTGGATAGTGATTTCAATAATCTGCTACAGCAAAAACAAGCATTAAACATTATGATTGCTATAGCCCCTGTGACTAATACTGCTGTCTTAATACATTTATGCTTCATTTTGACTCTCCTTTTACATTGTAAGTCGGATTATAATGAGTACCACAAATATAATAACATTTAAAAGAATATTTAAATTGGTTCGATTGTATCCATTTTCTCGAATAAAAGATACTATCCATACCAAAAGTGATATTAAAAGCAAAATAATAAGCACAATTGTGGAAGTTTCCATCCTACATTTCCTCCTGGCTCATAAATGACGGAATTTCTGTTTCCACTGGCTCTGCTGCCGGGGCTGGTTCTTTTTCTGTTGTTTTTACGGTTTCGGCTACAGTTGGCTGCTTTGGCTTTTCTTCGATTACTTCTGGCTGTGGAATGAATTCTTCTGTGTTTGCATTCTCACTAATTTCATAAGCAACGTCCTGTTCAATAATATCCTGTTTTGGAATATTCTCTGTGTTTTCGTCAGCTTCCTGTACAAAAACATCACCGTGGCTGTTGATAATCTGCTTTAATGCACGATTGATAACTGTTTTCTTTGCCATTTGATCGGTAAACTTCTGGTGTGTTCCATTGCCGTTTTCTTTGTACCCATAGCCTTGTGACCAAGATTGTTTGATCTGCTTCATATTCATAACTTCCAAGTGTTTTGAACCATCTTCCATCTGAACTACTGCATATGCGCCAAGGATTTTATCATTATCAATATTCATAAAATCCTGTTCGTGGGAATCAAGTACCTTGTTTCCATCTTCAATGTGGTATTTGAACTCATCACCATCGTAGATGACCTCGGCGTGGATATCTTTCATTCCGTATCTTCTGGCTATTGTAATGTTTCCGAAGTAAGACCTCTGGAACTGACACTGATTTCCGTAAGAAATAAAATATCCTTGCTTTTTCTGTACTGAAAGACCAAGTGTTGCCATGTTCATAAGACTGTTTGCAATGCTGATCTGGCTACAAGATTCCAGAATCGGCTTATTATTTCTGTCTTTTGTTTCTTTCAGAGTTAAATATGCTCCCATCAGTGCATTGCTGAGATTGTAGTCTTTCGGAAAAGAAAGCCCATATTTAGTTTTTTCCTCTAACTGTTTTGTCAACCCATCAATGAATGAGTTGTTGATTACAATTGCCGCCTGTTTTTCTCCTGTTGTTGCTAACTGTGTTTTTCCTGCCATTTTAATTCTCCTTTTCTTTTTTTCCTTAGGTGCATTCAAAATGAGATAATATGTAATGTTCTGTAGTTTCCTATAATAATATCTGCTATCCTATTTTCGAGGTATCATATTATCCCATCGTGGATACACCTAAGGTTTATTTTTTCTCAGGCACATACATAGTGAATTGAAATTCTTGTAATGTCTTGTTCTTTTCTGTAATATGCTGTACTGATATTCAGTATACTCAGTGGAATCTCAATCCACCGTGAATGCGCCTGAGAGTTATGCTCGGTGGCATATGAAACAGAATGAATTTAATGTCGTGTCATGCGCTATGATATTCTATTATTTTTCTTACTGTACTTTCCGGGCATTCACCCGGATTCATATACCACCGATAGTTACCAAATTAAATGATAGTCACATTGTCTGGATTGATGTGATATCTTCCGTTTCCATTTGCTCTCTGTGTTCCGATTCCAATGTATTTTCCACTGGTTTCAATCAGCTGCAATACTGTTTCATATGGAAATACAATGTCCGGGCAAGATACTTCAATAGTAGTTCTCCAATTATGGAACACATTACTGCTACAAAGAACCGGGCTTGCACTGATTCCAGAAGTCGGAACGATCTTATTTACCACCTCAACAGATTCAAAGTTTACCGGGCAAATAGAACCTTCGATTGAAAGAGAACGCTTTATATCTGTTCCTTTCTTTCCTGTGGAATCTTTGAAGAAAGTAATAAATGTTTCCGTGAATGATTTCTTGAATGCCTGGGCAAGAATGCAAGGTCTGTTGTTTGCCATGTAATCTTTCCACTCTTCCTCGGTGTAAAGGGAAATATCTTCATCGTGAAAATTAATCGGTTTCTCCCAGTGAATACCAGTAATTAAGCCCTCCCAAACATTCTTGGGCTGATTGTAAATAGCTGGCATTTTAAAACCCTTGTCCTTGGACTGCTTGAAGCATTCAGCCTGTTCATAGTAACGGCTTCTCTTGTGAAGAATGAGGTCTGTGTCCCCGATTAACTCAACTCTTAATGTGGTTTCCTTTAAAGGTTCGATAGTGATGTTTTTTGCCATGTTGCTTTCCTCCTAAAATAAATGATTTGATTTATTGGTTTTGTTTACGTAAACATTCAAACGGACTGTTCTGCAATAAATAATATTTTTATTGTGATTTGTACTGTGCTATTTTGTGGTGTAATATTTTGTGATTTCTTGCGAAACTAATCCGCTTGAATCCTTACGCAAACTCCAAATGCACTTAGTAAGCAGTAGAAAGCTTGTCTTGTGTTGTGCTATTGTTTACTGTATTATTTTGTTCTCACATATAAGATTTTATGGTTTCCTATTATGACAGTTTCTACTGCCAACTAAATACACTTGGTTGAGTTGAACACTCGGTAGGTAACATAAATGTGCTGTACTGTAATTTTCTATCTTGTTGTGTTTTTTGTTTTTATTTGGTGCGGCACTTTCATGCCACCTACCCAATATTCAATTTTTATTTGGATGAGCCGCTTTATAGGAGATACAAAAGTCATAATAAATGTGCTATTGTGTGTTATAATATGTTGTTGTTTCGTATTTTGTTTTATACTATGTTTTTCTTTCCTGACAGTTGTACCGCCTATAAAACAGCCCATCCGGTAAGTGTTGTGTCCTGTTGTATTCTGTTTCTTGCTGTTATTATCTGGCTTATTCTTTCCTATTCTGTTTTAAGTGTTCACAACACTTGTCACTCTGCATAAACAGGGAAAATATTCTGCAATGTCATGCGCTATTCTTTTATCTTTTTTATTGTGTTATACTTTCGTGAAATTTTTTTTCCGCTTATGCAGACTGATAAATGCTGTGGTTTCCTACGCTCATAAACCTGTAAAATTAAGCGAATATTTTGTTTTAAGCTATCTTGTCTTGTTCTGTAGTATTCTTTGCTTACCCATTTTACAGGCATATCAACGTAGGAATTTCGCCGCTACTGTACTCATGTCCCTACAAGAATTAGGTGCTTTGTTCTGTGCTGTTCTGTGCTGTGATGTACTGTCCTGTAATGTTATCCTACTCCTGTAGGCATATCAGCACAGTAGCGGCATTTATGTTTAACTAATCAATTCCCAAACTTCTTCGTATTCAGAAATATTCTGGTATTTCTGCTTCACTGACAGAAGTTCATTTCTGCAACGCTCTAAAAGTGCTTCGTATTCATCTGGCTGTTTCAAAATAAGCTGTGTTGGCTTATATCCGCTTTTTCCATCTGTTTTGTAAAACACTCGAATTGCTGTCGGCTTTGACTTGTTGTCAATATCCTGTTCCACGATTTTTAACTGACAAACAATCTGTCTGGCTTCGTGGATTCTGTATTTTTCAGCTGCTATGGAATCATCCCATGTGAAGCACTTATGTAATTCTGTACTTTCGTCCCTTGCTTTCTCAAGAATCTGCTGTGGTGTAGCAGATTCCATCTGATCGCAAATTTCCATGATTTCAGAAGCACATTTTGTAGCATCCGCTTTGAAAAAATGTTTTCCCCATGTTGCTGTTAGCATTTTCCCCTCCTGTTTATCAAATTACTTTCAAATCTCCATCTGTCACTCTTAGCACAATCATCTGCCTGTCTAACATAGGGATTCTACTTTTGTCAATGTTCTCCGAATCATCAATCCAAATCGGCAGATTTAGCCCATTCATTTCCTGTAATCCATTCAGTAAATCAACCTCGCAAAGAATTTTGTCTGAATGATTCAATCCGCTGTTGTAGTCAATTCCATTGCAGATCATCTTGCAAGTCTCCACTGGGTTCCCATCAATTGTGTAATCAAGGAAACTGAACTGGAAATGATGGAAAAATGGATTGATTTTCTCTGCCAGTGCCTTATTCTTCTGAATTGAGAAGTTAAGAACGGTGTCAATATTCTTTTCAATATCGGCTTGTACCTGTCCAAGGCGTTTCAGTTCCTCATTCAGTTCGGCTACTCGCTTTTCTTTCTCTGTGACTGCTGCCTGTGCAATTTTGATATCTGCATCCACATTGGAAATCTGTTTCATGACATTGCTGATCTGCATTCTTAATTCCTGTTTCTTTCCAGGAACATCATCAAATGATTTCAGTTTCTCTTCAAATTCTGAAATTCTCGCTGTAACCGCAAGATATTCTTCATCATTTGTTATATCTACAGATTCTGGAAGCTCCGTAAATTTGGACTGTTCTTCCTCAATCTGCTTGGTGAGTTCAGCAACTTCATCCTGTGTCGCACTGATTTCTGACTGCATTTTATTGATTTCCTCATTGATTTCTTTTAATTTTGCAGCAGATGTATTTCCAAGGTCGCAGACATATTTAAGCTTGTTCTGTTTCTCTGATTCAAAGAACTCTTTTTCTTTCAACTGTGCTTCAATTCTGGCTTTCTTTTTTTCTTCAAATGAAGATTTCAGTTTGGAAACTTGTTCCTCTGGCAGTTCCTGTCCACAGGTCGGGCAAATGGTATCAGAATCATTGAATGTTTCAGCTTCAATAGCTTTCAGTCCAGAATCATCCCACTCCATTTCTTTGATTCTCGGATAGTCCTGTCTGGCTCTATCCAAGTCAGCTTTTTCCTGTTGTCCAACTCTTATGTGGTTATCCAGTTCCATTCCCAACATTCGGATAGCTGATTCTTTTTCAATTTTATTTTTTGCAAGGTCATAATACACATTCATAATAGCTGCTTTCTTTTCTTGCAGTTCTTTATCTGCCTTGCTAACAAGTCCATCCTTTGAAGATTTCAGCCCTCGGATTTCATATGAAAGGCTGTCATAGCCTTTTGCAGAATCTTCAAGAATCTGTTCCTGTTCTTCCAGTTTGGAAAGTTCCGCATTAAGCTCCTGTTTTTGGGATTCTAGGGAAGAAGTATCTTCTGCTTCAACGCTTCGATTGGTTTCATATGCAATCTCCGTGTTTTTAGCATCCACCTTTTTCTTCTGTGCATTTAGTTCCTTTCGGAGCTTCTTCAAGGTATCCTCTACGGAATGCCCCTTTGTGATTTCTTCCACATGAGCGTACTGCGGATTCTCTTCCATAAACTGCGCAATATCAAAACCAGACATTTTTTCCAAAACCTTCCTGGATTCTGCTGTTGACTTCTGCAATGTGTCCAGAAATGGTTTTGGATTACTACACATCAGAAGCGTTGAAGGTTCTGCTATTGACTGGATGAACTCGGTATAATCCTTTGATTTAGCCGGGAATCCGTCAATTTCATAAGAAGTTTCATTTCCATCGAATACCTCTTCGGACTGCCCTCTCGGTTTTCTCCACTTCTGTTTTGTGATTTTGCGGATCACTTTTTCTTTTCCATCAATTGCAAGTGTAAGTTCTCTTACAACATCAACCTTTGGCACTTCCACGCCATTTTCTTTTCTGCGAATAGAAGTAGGTTCTGTACCATTTGCCATCTTTCCTGTCAGAACGTCCAAATATGCGTCCTGTAATGTGGATTTTCCTTCTCTGTTTCTGCCAGAAATCTCTGTTCTCGGAAACAAATCTACAGACTTACTTGGAAACTTCTTGTAATTCTCCAAGTAAATTTTTTTTACTTCCACTTTCATGCTCGATTATCCTCCCTATTGATACCTCATATGCAGTTCTAAGCTCCACTTCATCACCAGATAATTTTTTATGATAAATCCGGCTCTGGATTCTTCCGATTATTTTTACGAAATCTCCAACCTTGAAATCAGCAGCTTCTCTGGCTTCATTCCACCATGCGATACATGGTATATAATCTGTTCTTCGCAAGTCATATTCGTTGCAAGCAATCATCAAATCACAGATTTCTTTTCCACTTGGTGTTCTGCGGTACACAGGCGGTTTACAAAGATAACCTTCCAGAATGAATTTATTTTCATCGTCTACGCTTCCATCTCCGCCCAATAATGTTTCTGCTTTAACTTCCAATATTAAATGTGATTTTCCATTTTCCTTTTTATTGTATGAAGTGTATTTTCCTTCAATATAGATGTGTTCTCCAATTTTCCAGTTTTCTGCCATTCTTTCTGGTATTGCTACTGGAAGCAAATCTACGTTTCCACTGGTACGCTTTGTTCCAACATAGAATCTTTTGAATTTATCTCCATCCTTGAAAAATTCCTCTGGCTGAATGTCCATTATCACACCGTATATCTGAACTTCATTCTTATTATTCTTCATCCTCCAATTTCTCCATTTCTTTTACGGAAATCTCATATACACTTTCCGTTTCTTCCCCATTAACATAAACATCACGGCTCATTAACCTGCCAGTTACTTTAATGTAATCATTTCTTTTAACGTCTACCGCCAGATCAGCACCTTTTCCCCATAAAGTGCAGCGAGTAAAGTCGGCTCTTTCTGAAAAATCTCTTGGAATTGCCACGAAAAGATTTGAAACTTTCCTGTGCGTTACTGGTGTAAGTTTTGCATATGGCTCTTTCGTGCAACTTCTGGCAATAAACTCTACTTCATTTATATCACCATCTGGAACCTGTTCTTCCAGGGTTTCCACTTCATCAGCTGCGATATAATTAACGTTGTGGTGCTTATTTGGATTTTTAGAAGTGTCCATGCTTCTGATTGCCCCTGTTACCACAACTTCTTTTCCGTTATAATCATTGTCACGTACAACAGAATCCTCTATAACGATTGGGAACATATCTACTGCGCCGCTTTTGCGAATAACTGTCAGCATGAATTTGTAATAGTATCTTCCGTAATGTTCGTGGCTGAACACTATTTCCCCGGCTCTTCCGGATAACCTTACTTTATTTAATCTTTGCATTTACTTTTCCTCCATTTCTAATATAATAGGAAGAAACACCATTGAGAATAAGACTGTTGATACGAAGAACACCCCGATAATATCAAATGATGTAAGTATCCATGTGATTGAGAAGATTACTGTAAACATCCCTATCCCTACAAATATTTCTCCTATTGTCTTTACCACCTCTTTCATTTTGTCCTCACTTTCTTCTGGAAGTTACTACAAGTGCAGCTGCCAGAATAGCGATAATTACATTTCTTGCCATCAGCTTTTCTTCCAGATCAGCAATGATTTCACTGGAAAGTGGCTGATTTTCGCCATTTTTTTGCATAAAAAATCCTCCTGTTATATTTTTGTTTGTCAAATACAGGAGGTTGTGATATAATAATCCTGTATTTAACTAACGTTGACTTAGTTAGATACCGTCCTGGTTGGTGTGTCCGCACCTTCCAGGACACTTAATCTGCTTCTACAAATTTTCCATCTTTCAGCGTATAGAAAGTATCTTCCTTGATATTTTCCCCATCTACTTTTGCTGATTTAACATCTACAATATGATATTCATAATTGATCTCTTTCCACTCTGCTAAAACAATAAAACATCCAATTTTTCCTTTAGCTTTTGAATTAATTCCTGTAGCTAATGCAATACTTTCTTTTCCTTCTACAATTGCTGCTGACCGATCTCCTGTATTGGTTGCCGCTGAATAATTTCCGGTATTGGTTGCCGCTGACTGATATCCGGTATTGGTTGCCGCTGACCGATTTCCGGTATTGGTTGCCGCTGACCGATCTCCGGTATTGGTTGCCGCTGACCGATCTCCGGTATTTGTTGCTGCTGACCGTTTTCCGGTATTTGTTGCTGCTGACCGATTTCCGGTATTTGTTGCTGCTGAATATTCTCCGGTATTTGTTGCTGCTGAATAATTTCCGGTATTGGTTGCCGCTGACTGATATCCGGTATTGGTTGCCTTATCATCTTCCCAATTAACTTGCTCTTTGATGTATTCAACGCCAGCTTTAATAATTCCAGCAATTCCAATTTCTGCTTTTACGGAAATTTTCTTCCCAACTCTCTTGCTATCATTAGATAACTGATTATTCGCTTCAAGATCAACTTCACAATATCTGGAATCTGAAGGAGAATAATAACCGAATACGTCCATCGGGAATTTACAAGCATGGAATCCGCAATTACAAATGTCTGCTTTTTCTTCTGTGTATTCTTTTCCAATTTCATACTGGAAATCTCTGCACTTTAAGTCTTTATCAAAGCCTTTAAAGCATTTCATTCTTTCTTTTCCTCCTTTGATTCCTCTAAACCAAGCCCAAGCATTCTGAATGCCATGTCCTTTGTGAAATCATAATCGTTCACGCTATTCGCCCAAGCTTCAAATGCCTTTAATCTTCCAACCAGAAGTGCATATTCCTCATTGGCGTTCTCTGGAATATAATCTGTACTTTTAGTTTCTCCCATGATTAATTCTCCTTGTCTTTTGCACCGAATGTTTTAAGCATTTCTTCCAGAAGCGAAATAATCGGAATAATTGCATCTACCTGTTTGAACTTTTCCTTGATTTCTTTGTCAAGTTCTTCCTCGTTCATAAGGCCATGCTCGAACGAATGTCTAAGCTGCTCTTTTACTTCTTCCTCTTCTCCACCATCCTTTACGAACATCTCTTTAATTTCATGGGTAATAACTGCATACTCTGAAAGAATATCAATTCCTTTACCAGAAATTTTGACTAAGCCGTTTTCATATTTAATCATTGTTTTTCCTCCCTGTTTTCTTTTATTATCTCCCTCTGAATGGTATAATGTGTTCAGAAAGGAGGTATGTTAAAATGTTTCTCAAATTAAAAGTTTCCTGTAACTGTCGTTGTAGCTACTACTTGAATGAAGCAATAAGTGCGGATAAAATTTCGTGTCCAAACTGTGGCAAAGAACATCCGTATTCAAAAGAAATTCTTTCAATGCTTCATACCGCAAATGAAATTCAAGATGTATTTGATTCTGACGGTTTTGATATTAAAAGCATTACCACAGAAGTCATTCTTTGACCGGAATATATGAAAACTCTTCAATAACCAACTTCATAAATTCTAAGAACCCTTTTGCTTCCGTAACGGACAGATGGCATTCGGCAATTTCATCTTTTACTTTTTTGTAGAGTTCGTCTGCTTCCTGTCCGTTTCTTCTTCTAAATTCTAAATATTTCTGTCCCTCATGGCTTGACAGCTTTTCAGATAAATATTTTTCAACATTCATTGTGTTTCCCTCTCCATAATTTCTAATCATCAATTGAGTTTTGAACAGCAGAAGTAATTCCACTTGTAACGCATTCGGCTATTATTTTCTTATCAACTTTTGCCGTGTGCGTTACTTTTTGTATGTTGAATTCCAGCATTCTTGGTGAGTCTTTAAACTTGATTCCCTCAATTTCCCCGATACCTTTCTGGTTCACCTGCAACATCTGCAAGTCCGTGGATAAATTTAAAGCATTCAGATCAATGGAAAGAATAGGAACGCAATCACCAATTCCCTGTTTTAATTCAAAACTTCTTACTCCCTCAAGCTTATGACCGTCAATCAGAATTTCGGTATAAATTCCTTTTTCTCCTTCTACCTGTCTGATTTCAACTTTTGATGTTTTCATCGTCCCTCCATTAAGAACTCTCTCTTTTACTTGAATCAGCAATTTCCTTATCTCGCAATGCTGACAGATAAACGATTGCCATGTTCTTGTTTTCTTCTGATAATGTAGCAAAAATATCAGCAATACGCTTTCCATCCTCTACATCGTTTCTTTCAAACATTTTCATATATTCACTTCCTTTCTTTTTGTACTTTGTACAATCATAATATATCACTAAGTGCATTCTATGTCAAGCATAAATTTGTACTTTGTACATTTTTATATTGATTTTAACTTTCTTTTGGTGTACAATAAGGATGTGAAAAGGAGGTGATTCTAATTGAAAGAACGTTTAAAAGAATTACGAAAAATATTAGGTTTTAAAACTCAAAAGGATTTTTCGGATGATTTAGGAATACCATTTTCTAACGTATCAAGTTATGAAGCTGGCAGGCGTACTCCATCAGATGGAGTAATCGCACTTATTTGTCAAAAATATGGGGTTGATGAAAAATGGCTTCGTACTGGTGAAGGAGATCCGCAAAAAAAAGAAGATATAGAATTCAGTAATATATGCGCTTCTATATCTACTGACGATATAAAAGCGAAAGAGGCAATAATGAAATATTATCAGCTTTCCAGAGAGGATAAAGAACTTTTTTGGAAATTTATGGAACGTTTTGTAAAATAAAATGAGGCAGGAGATTAACTCTCCTGCCCTTTTTCCTTTTGATATAATTTTTTCGCAAACGCATGAATCATCGCAATAAAAGTTATGTTGTGCATTTTTTCAATAATCTCAATAATTTCTTTCTTGTAATCCACGTAAATCCCTCCCAATATTCCAAACATTTGTTCCTGCTTATTAAATTATATCATGTTTTCATAACTATATACTGGAATGGAATCATCTCCGCTTAAATCCTTTCTGGCAAGTTGCTTTTCCTCGATATTATTGCAAATTATGATTTTTTCAGTATAGATATTGTGATTTTGGTACTTTTCATTCGTTATATATGTAGATAGAAATAAAGGGGCTGGATGCTTGTCAGCGAGGGATTTATAGCGCTCATGGACAACCTGTTTTACCTCTGCTTTTGCAATTGCGATAGTTTTACCCCTCCCAAAGATAATACTACGCTCCGGGCAGAAGTAAACATATTGAATCAAGAGCACATGCACGAATATCAGTATAAACACAATTATGATTTTTTTATGTTTCTCCATGAATCCACCCCCTTTACACTATCATCTTAATGTATTACAATAACATTGTATCAAAAAATATACAATTACACAGGAAATGGCGAAATCAGCACATGCAGCGACGAATTTCGCACAAAAAGGGATGATTTTTTTGAGGATTGCAATATGTGATGACAACGAATTACAAATTGAGATTTTTAAAACCAGAATGGACGGTTTTCTTCGTAGAAATGGGGACAGTGGATGCACGATTACGGCATATACCACCGGGAAACCTCTTATTGATGATGTAAATGACGGCGTATGGTACGACATAATTGTGCTGGATATTATGTTGAAAGATGAAAATGGAATTGATGTTGCCCGGCATCTTAGAAAGAATGGATATGTAGGTAATATCACCTTTTGGACAGCCCACAAGGAATATGTGTTTGATGCTCTGGATATCCTTCCTGTTCACTATATCATAAAAGGCTCGGAAGATGGAAGAATGTATGGTGTAGTCAACAGGGAACTGGAAAATATCCATGATAAAACGCTGACTGTAAAGAACAAGGATTATTTCCACAGGGTTGGTTTCTGCCATATTGAATATATTGAAAGTCGCAATAAATACATCACTATCCATTGTACCTGTGGTATCACTCATATGCAGAGAGGGAAACTTTCGGACGTTGAAAAGCAACTGGACAGACGGTTTTTACGCTGCCACCAAAGCTACATTGTCAACATGGATGAAGTCTGGGAACTTCGTGCTGATTTCAGAATGGTATCTGGAGATGTGGTTCCGATTAGGAGAAAAGACCTTTCGGCGATCAGAAAACTTTATGAAGGCTATATTGCATTTAAGTAGCTCCCGGGAAAACCCCGGGAGTGTTTTTGTTATTTAAGAAGTTTGTTTACTGCATTCTGCACTTCTGTGTAATTGTAGCCAGCAGCTTCCAGGCGGTCTCGTCTATCCTGTCCATTCCCCCACTCGCCGTTAATGACCTCTTTTGCAACCTGAGTTATACTTTTTTTTGTAGTCACGGAATACACGGCTTTTCCATTCCAATCAAAAACAGAATAACCGGCTTTGCAAGCTTTCTTTGCATTTTTCAGTGACTTGTATGCCCCGATCTGGCTCTTGGAATCCTTCCAGGTCTTGCGGACACGGTAATACTTGTCAACCTTTGCTGTCGGCTTTGTGGTTGGCACTGTCACGCTTTCACCAGAAATGAGCTTCTTAAATCTATCCCAGTCACCCTTTCCACGGATAACGGATGGACAATTCTTAGCGCACACATCGTAATGTTGCACTACTCGGATTGCCGGAATGCCGTATTTCTTCATAAGCTGCTTACATACATCAACGGTATTTTGGAATGCCTTTTCGTAGTTATAGCCGGCATTCATGCACATTTCAATTCCGATGGAATTATGATTATTTACAGTTCCAAAAAGCTTACCACCGTAATTTACCCCAACGTGCCAGGATCCACGATTGTACGGTAAGGCTTGGTATGCTGACTTATCGTCAACAAATACATGGGCGGAATAGCCATGAAAATTTCCATTATGCTGTGCGGTGGCGTGTGCCTTGGCATCTGCTGTCTTGGCGGTATTATCCGTATTGTGGATGACAATATACAGAGGTGTCTGTCCGGCGTAGCTGTTGTTGTTGCTGATTAATGAGGTATTGATATTCATGTATGGTCTCCTTTCATTATTGAGGTTAAAAAAGCGCATAATAAAAAGCACCCCAAATGAGATGCTCTTTAACATAAACTTTTTATACAATATACCTACCATGATTAAATTCTCTGTCATAATGACATCACCTCCTTACCACAAGTATAGCTGTACCGTGATAAGGAGGCTATAATTTCCGCAGCTCTCTAACACATAAAATAGTGATTGCCAGTTTTCGAACAAAATACTAAAAATCAAAGAATACACGGCAGATACTCTACCAATAGATTATCCAATTGGCATTTCCATGTGCGCAAATGATTCTAATTCCTACGGATATCCATTAGGATATTCAACAATTGTCACTATTAAATGTTCCTTAAATAGAAGCGTCCAATTTTATTCGACATATAATGGGAAAATTGGTGTCAGAATGGATACCACAAATGGTACATGGAGTGACTGGAAAACATTACTTTAAACATTCGAGCTTCACTATTACACAATTTTAGTCCATACACCTTTTTTCATATCGAGCAGCGGTGATACTTTTCACTAATTTTTGAATGCGATATATATTCCAATCCTATTTTTATTAGTACTTTTAAATAACCTTGTAGCAATTATTTGAGTTAATAATCCAGCCAAAGAATTCCTCCGTTGCTCGATATGAAAAAGATTGGGATAAAGATCATGTGATTTTATGACATTCATCATTTTAACTTAACAAATTTATTTTCAATTATTCCAGTGAGGCTAGCCCCAATAATAACAAAACTGCTGGCTTCTTGTAGATATGTTGCTTGAAAAGCAATAAAATACCCACTTCCAAAAGAAAAAGGATTGTCGGATGGTTCATAAAAGAATCCAATAATAGCTTTGTATGATTTTCCTTTTAATTCCGAAGAAAACGTATTTTCACCAGAGATCACCTTACAAAGACTTATTGAGCTTTCACTATTTAATGTGTTAAGTGCCCCAATAATTGTCTTGTTTTCCGTTTCCAATTTACTGATAACAGCCGTTGACATTTTATCCACGACATAATCCCAAAATTTGCTCATCAGTCCGCGCTTGTTTGCTCTCGCAGTTGCGTCATACAGCATTACTTCGTCATTATCCGCTAATGTATCTTTTGATGTGTATTCTGTCCATTTTGGCATGTTGTTGCCCTCCTTTAATTATAGGTTTGTTTTAATATTTGATTCATAAAAAAGAGGATGATTTCTCACCCTCTTTATATTGATTTGTTTAACAATTTTTTGATTTCCTCAAGCTCTTCTTTAATGCTTTTTAATTCAGATTTCAATTCTTCATTTTCGGATTTGAGTTCCTTTATCTTATCGTGGTTAAATTTTATCATAGCGAACATGGACGGAATCATAATTCTGTAATTCCAATCCTCGGGCTTTCCGTCTGGTAAATGGTTTACTGCAATTGGAAAACGCCTTTCCATGTCCTCTGCAAGGAACATTGGCATTAATTTATCATATCGGCTATCGTTTTTATCCAAATACCCTTCTTTGTATTTCGCCCAAACAACCTTTACACGATAAAGCTCTTCCAGTTCTTCTTCTTTAACAGTTGTACGAATTGACTTATACCGCCAAGAAGATGAAGGGACTTTTATAACCATACCTTGACTATTGACTCCTAAATGTGTTCCGTCTGTAATAGCACCTAGGTTTTCAATACAAAAGAAATTACTTTCATCTCCAAATTCACTAGATTTAGGACTGTTTTTAATTTTTACACCGCCATCAATAACAAATCCGTTTCCATTTGCTTTTAGATCAACGCCATTTATGGTTACCATGTTGTTTTTCGCATCAAGTACAATGGCACCGTTTGCAGAGGTTAATTTTCCATTTGTTTTATCAATCTGCCAGTTTCCAATTTCCCCAGTTAGTGACTTTACGCTTCCAGAAAATTCACCTTGGTTAAAATGAACGCCTGTATTGTCAATATATCCAACCTGTGTGCCGCTTGCATTCAGAATGGAAAGTAACCCATTTCCGTTATTTGAACCGCCAAGTTTCAATGTACCTCCATGTGCATAGGTGAATGAAAAATACAATTCTCCATTTTCCATGTACATGCCCTTTATTGCACCGTTGTTTGTAAGCATATTGAACACTTGTTCATTTGTGTAAGCATATTCAAGCTTTGGCATGTAAATATAGGTATCAAATTTTACGCTAGACCCAACTGATGATGTCAAGATTCTCAAACTGTTTAAACTATCATTTGGTAAGCTAGATAAAGTTGTTGTTACTTGCAGTCTTTTCCATTCAGTTGTAGTTTTAGCATTTAATATTGTTTTACTTCCAAGATACACATATACTTGTGTTGCAACACTAGTTTTTATCCAAAACGAAAAAGTATAATTTCCAGTAACTTTTATTGGCTTATAATTTTTCGTTCCAAATTGTGCTCCAGTTCCGTTTATTTTGATTGCATTTTTACCGCCATCTACATCCTGAACTCCATACTCATATGTATATGCACTCTGTGTAGACCAATAATCTTTAACATTTTGTTCTGTTAGATAATAGCCTTTAATAATATTGTCCGATGTAATATCTTGGACTTGTTTTACGACTTCTTCCTGTGCTATATCAGTAACGCTTTTATCTCCTAATGTAAACTGTGAAGCTGCTATTGTTACTGCACCAGTAGTTTTGTCAATGGCAAAAGTGGTTTTTCCATTGCTATCAACAACCCTAATTCCTTTGGCTTGCACGTATTCTCCATTTACATAGACATTTCCGTTTTCATCCAAGTAAATCCCTTGTGCCTTGCCACCATTGGTAAGTTTGTTAAAAATATCAGCTTGTGTCTGTCCAGAAACTGCGGTACTGGCAGAAGAATCTGCAATTTCCTTTACTGTTTTCCCTTGTAAGGAAAAAGTTTTTGGAGCTAAGATGACGTTTCCTTTGCTGTCGATTTCTAAGGTTACGTTCTTGTTATCATCAATGACTTTTAGCCCTCTACCGTTAATTCTCTCACCGGCAAGTAATCCAGCTAAAATGTATTTTGCATTAATGTATACTTTTCCGTCTTTAATGTAGATTCCCTGTTCCGTTCCGCCTTTTGTGAGTTTATTGAACACTTCATCCTGTCCAAGACTTGTATCGTAATTGTCAATTGCATTTTTGATATCATCTTTGTCTGCATACTTGAAATCTATCCAATCAGATGCGTCAAAATTTCCATCAACACGATTTACAGTGGAAGTTTTGAGAGAAGCCTTTCCTTCACTGTTGGTTGTTACCCACAAGTCACCTTCGTAATATGGCGGTTTCGGCTGATCCATATAGACAGACGACTTCCCGTCTATCTTGTCTAATAATTCATCTGGAATTGATTGTGGCTTCCATACACCAGAATTGTATATCCATTGTGTGTTATCAGAAGTATTGTGCCAAAGGTCACCCTCGTGCTCTACCTTCTCAGATTCCCATACTAAAACAATTTCATTCCCGGATTCATCCAGAATCTTGTTCCCTTCAATATCACACCACGGATATTCCTCTGTTTTTGTCCATTTTACGGATGGATCGTTTGGCTGATACCAAGTCTCAATCTTTCCATCAATCTGTGTTTTTAAAGAATTAAGAGAATCTTTAAAAACACCATTGATAAATAAATCTAACGAACTATCATCTGTGTATTTTGAAGCTTTTTCCCAATCGGAAGAATCATAAGAACCGCTTGCTCTGGCAACCCTACATCTCATCAAATCACCATTAGAGCCTTGTGTCCATAAGTCCCCAATATCGTAAGGCGGTTCTGGCTGAACTACGAATACTCTACGCTTATGATCTGCTGTGTCCTGTGCTTTTTCTGCGGCGGCAAGTGCTAACGTGATATCGGTATCTTGTACCAATTGCCATTTCCAAGTTGCCCCATCTTGCATAAAACGGTACGCATATCCCTTGGATTTCCAGTAAAATAAGTCACCCTCATGTTTCTTTCGTTCTTCGTTGGTAGTCCATCCAGAAGCCGGGATATTCTGCAAGGTTGGTTCATAGTCATAAAAAAAAGTCTCAATCTGTCCGTCGATTTGAGACTGTAAATTATTGATATCAGTTGTGTATGTATTGCTTATAAAATTATTTACTTCTGTTTCTGCTTTTTCCTTTGCAATTGCATTAACATCTTTTCCCTTGATTTGTACTGAGTCTGCATTAATAACAACCCTTCCTGTTGTTACATCAACCAGGAAAGTTGTATTTCCATCTTTGTCAATTGCTTTAATAGTTCCTGTATTAATCCAGTCAGCATTAACGCCTGTGGCAGTAAGGATTCTGGCAATTACATCACCATCAACTGTCATGCCGCCATTCCAATGTTGTCCACCATCTGTAGACACAGCCCACGCTTCCGCAGTCATTTTCCATATAATGTCAGAATCGGATAACTGCGGCTTATTATGAAGATAATAGATGTTACTTCCGTCCGGCTGTGTTTCTACTGTCGTGTATGTTCCAGAAGATTCAGCAAGACGTTGTGATAATTCTTCCAGTGCCTTTTCTCTGGCGGTACGTTCATCTCTTAAATTCTTATTATTTTCTGCCTGTATTTGTTGATTAAGACTATATTGTTTCTGCTTATTCCTGGATGCACTCTTAGCACTGCATTCAAGTTGCTCAAATGCGCCTGGATTCAAAGTAACAGAAGTTAGGTAGCTCTTATACTGTTTTCCGTTTCTATCGGAAATCGCAATGGTGTCACCAGCTTCCCATGCAATATTTGTTAAAGCACCGGTAGAAAACGGTCTGAATTTCATTCCAACACATCTGTCTGAAATAATCTTGCAGATTGCTTCTCCTGTTCCCTCTTGAATTAGCTTATTATCACTTATTTCGATAACGTATCCAGATTTCCCAGACTGATATGTTTTTGCTTCATTTTTAGAAGAATTTTCAACGTATTCTGTAACTTTTATACCTGTTATTTCAACATCGTACAGCCATGGTGTGAATCCATTTGTATCTATGGCTGTAATACCCTTTTGCATAACAGTGATAATCTGTGCGCCGGTAGTATCTAAGATGTCTTTCCCTTCAATATCTTTCCATGGAGTTTCCACCAAATCATAAAAATTATCCGGTACTTCATTTTTGTACCAGTCAAGGCATAATCTGCCGTATGCATCTGTTTTCGCCCACTGACAGCCCATTTGTGCTACCCATGCAATTACCTGTCGGAAAGTAATGCTGCTATCATCTGGTCGATTCTGAATCACAAAATCATCATTATCAAACCTTGTAGATTGAAGTGTTACTCCGCACACCTCGCAAGCATTCTGGATGATCTGTAATCTTGTTGCCGGGTATGTCAGTTTACTATCAGAATAATCACGATCAAATAATCGCATTGAATCTTCGCAGGTTAGGCTGATAATTGCAGTGCTTTGATATGGAGCATCTGTTACCGTCATAGTACAGATACGGATTTTTTCAATACCAGTAGATAATTCAAGTCCAATATAGCAAACAACCCTTGCTCCATCCCAGATGTAATCTGTGTACTTTCCAGAAAAGTTGTTGATCTGCAGTGTCAACTTATTTACGATAGCTGCGCCGATATCAAAAGAACCGCTTTGCGATACTGCATCCTCAAACTTAAAACCATTAGACCATAAATCTTTGTCGGTAATGGATAATGTGCTTCCGTCCGTAAAGGTAAAATCTGCATATTTCAGATAGTTACGGTTCCCACTATTCTGTTGTTCTTTAAATTCCGTTGATAAATTTCGCATATCTTACCTCTCGATAAAATCAAATTTAAGTCCTTCCATGCGCTCATTGCCTATCCACCAACACTTAAAAGGGGATTCCCTGTCACCAACATAAAATGTTCTGGTTTCGTGCTTATTTGCAGATAGCAGGTCTGGATATGTGACCTGTATGTACTCTGGGTTTACCGCCTGTATAATCTTGCAAGCAGTGTCCCAGTCTGGGGCATTCCAACCTACAGACAGCTTTCGTTTCTGTCCAACTCTGTTTTTGTGCATGGTCGTATCGTCTGTTCTGCCGGATTCTGATGCCGATATATCCTGTAATCCCCATGTAAAAGAAGAAGGACAGGGCAATGCTACCCCATCCACTTTAAGAAATACTTCTGCCATATATTCACCTACTTTAGCACTCTGATTTCAAATTAGAGTGCTCTCAAGCAATCATTTTAGTTGCTTCACTTTGAACAAATTCTTTAATTTGCTGATATCCCCATCCGCAATTAATAAGGCTGCTTACAAGCATTTCCATATTTTGTACTTTTGCTAAGTCATCACCTGTGAAGAAATCTCTAAGATTTTCTTTTGCTTTTACCCCATAATCACTTTCAAGCTCTTTGGCTGTTTTTCCGAATAAATTACGATAAATTAAATTTGTGTAATTTGGATAAGCAAATCTTTTATTTTGGCTTTCCGTTATTTTCATCTTAATTGTATCTGTTAGGATATGTCGAATAACAACACCCTTGTCACGCTCGATTTGCCATTGCTGACGTTCTGTATGAATTCTTTTTAATTCAGATTCCATTTTATTAAAAGCGTCAATGTATTTAAGTTTCCACTGTAATGCTTTTTCACCATTAAATCCCATGGCTAACAAGGAAAATCCATCTCTTGTTATAAGGTATTCGGTATACTCACGATTGTTTTCTCCGATATAAGAAGTTTTTATAAAATAATCAGAAAGGGGGATATCTCCCCTTTGAGAAATCTGTGTTACAAGACCTAAATGTTTGGTTTTACCCTCTGCGTCAACTTGTCCTTCAATTGCCCTTATTACTTCCTTGTGCTCTTTTTCGAAAGATTCTGCGATTTTTCTTGACGTAGTAAGTAACTTTTCTTCGTATCTTTTTCCAACGATTTCTACCAGCATAAATTCATATCTCCTTTATGATTTATTTTTTGGCAACAAAAAAGCGCCTACCCCGAAAGGTAAACGCTTTAAAAATTGCTTATTATGATTTTATAGTATAACATACGGTGAACGTATCATTCAGTATACTTCGGTATCATTTAAAATTCTTTTCTTTCTCAAAAAGAGTGTGTGCAAATGCATGAATCATTGCAATAAAAGTTATATTGTGCATTTTTTCAACCATCTCAATAAGTTCCTCTTTATAATTCATTCCACAATTCCTCCTAACACTCTAATCAACTTCTGTTTGCGGTTATACTTCAAAATCTCGGAAATCTGCCCCATCATATCATCCATTGTCATGTTGCTCTTCATGCTGTTGCAGCGCTTACACGCAAGTTGCAGATTCTTAATATCATTGGTGCCGCCACGAGACAACGGCATAATGTGGTCGATTGTCATTTTCTTAAATTTGACAGGCTTACCGCATATCGCACATTTTCCGTTGCACTTGGCGTACACACTCTTTTTCTGAAAGTCATTGAACTGGATTCTGTTTGCCATACGATCACGCTTTCTGCTCCATAGATTTAAGAGCCTTAAAGGCCTGTTTTGCTTTCCAGGCATAATCGCTCAAAATCAACAGTTTCATTGTCATAAATTGCTTGTTATATGCAAAGGAAAGGCTTTTCTCTTTGTCCATCTCTTCTGTGCTGTTAAATCCATACTGTTCTATGAAATCATCCACAAGAAACTTGATTTTATCAATAGTGTCCTCTACTTCGAACATTGTGTCTTCTCTATCCATATTTTCTGTCATTTTATTTTCCTCCTGTGTATCCCTGTAAAAATCTAATTATGCAATTTCTACTCTGTATGCAATCATCATTTCTTTAATCACGCTAACGTAAATATCTTTCAGCCGCTTATTCTGCATAATCACGGACAGTTTGTTAATCTGGTTGGTCTGTGCCTTGGTGCATCCTCTTTCCTCGGCTCTGGAAATCGCATTTCTAAGTTGCTGATCTAATCGGCAACCAGCTCTGTCTGATAATCTGCGGTAGCTTTCGTTTCTGGCGGCGGCATATTTATTCCCGAATGAGTAAGAGAAATCATCGCTCTCGGCAATCTTTGAAATACATCGGTTCACCCACTTCTCTGTGCCAACATCGGAATCCATCCCCTTGAAAGTATCAATGATGGTTTTCATGTTCTTCTCTTGTTGGTCGGCACGTTCCGCAAGTTTCTTCTGTTCCAGTTCGGTTTTGGCTACCTGTTGGAAAATCTGATTGAACATTTGCAGTTCGGGGGACAGCTGATTGATATTGATTGCTGTCTGCTTATATTTCTCCTCCACTTGGATGAAATACTTGCGAACCTGTTTCCCTTTGTCGTTGCGTTCAAGCATTGCCATTTCTTTGGCGGTGTCGAGTTTGATGGTATAGTCAATCATAGTAGCGTTGTTGGCTTCCATTTTTTTGTGGAAGCGGTCAAAATCTTCGTTTTCTACAGCGTCACATTCAGAAAGTCTCTTTTTAACCCATGTGGAAAAATCCTGTTTACTCTCTAATACTCTATGTAAATCTCTACCGTTTACAACTTTAACTCCCTTATCTGTTTCGTACACAGGAACTAATTCATTTTCAATAACCTTTAAATTTGCCATAAAAAATCTCCTTTCGGTGTTTACAATTACACCGAAGGGAGATATAATGACAATATCAACCGCTTCGGTGTGTTGAGGGTTTTAAGAGTAACCGCTACTTGTCGAGGGTTTCGGTTGCTCTTATTTCGTTATAGACCTTTTCAATCCCAATTCTAATAATTTCTGCTTTTGATTTTCCTGTTTTGTCTGAACAATATTCTAATCTCTGGATATCATCGTCAGAAAGCCTTACTGGCATCGAAATCTTTTTAGGATTATCAGTAGGTCTACCAGTTCTAGGTGACACCTTATCATCTCCTTTCTTTTTTGTATATACATATATTAATATACCGATATACAAAAGTCAACCATTATTTTAACTTTTTTCAAATTTCCTATTTCACTATTCATTTTGGAGTGGTAAAATACAGATATCATACTGATTTAGGGAGGAAAACGCATATGAAAAAATCCAAAAAGTTACTGGCAATTTTTACCATTATGTTACTGATTGTCTGTATGGCAGTTCCAGTATCGGCGGCTGGTAAAATCAACAAGAAAAAAGCCACTTTGAAAGTCGGTCAAACATTACAATTAAAAGTAACTGGAACAAAAGGAAAAGTAAAATGGACAAGTAGCAAAAAATCTGTTGCTACGGTATCTTCTAAAGGACGTGTAAAAGCGAAAAAGAAAGGTTCCGCTACAATTACTGCAAAGGTCGGCAAAAAGAAATACACTTGTAAAGTTACCGTGAAAAAGGTTTCTAACGGCAATGGTGGTTTTGGAGGAAATCCTAGCACTAACAGTAGCGGTAAGAAGAATATTGTTACATATCATGCAGAATCTACACCGTATGGAGCGGTGGCAATTCTTGAAAATCATTATGATTATGCAGTACGTGTTAGAGTTGAGTTTGTTTATTTTTTGAATGGTTCTATGATTGGAACAGATTCTGATAGTATATACGCTTTTGCTCCACATTCAAAATGTGCGCTTCAAGGTTGGAACGCTGACAAGACCTGGGATTCTTTCAAAGTTAATTTAAAAATTGAAAAAGCTTCTTCGAGCCTTATTTTGAACAATTCCGGAATACACTATTCAGCTAATTTTGGAGCTGGAAATGTTATGGTAAAAGTAACTAATAATGGAAAAAGAAACTCTTACACAACTATTGCAGTCGTATTTTACAAAGATGGAAGAATAGTTGGATATGATTATCAATTTGCTCACGTTGAAAATCCTGGTTCAACTGCTTATCTTGAATTTAGATTCCCTCACGATAGGAATTACGATACAATAACGCCAGATAAATTTGAAGTATATGTTAATGATTCTTACACATATAATTGGATGAACTAAAATAAAGGCTAGGGAGAAATCCCTAGCCTAATCATTTTAATACCCTACTTGAGTGACCCCATACTCTGCCTGTTCAGAAGTAAAGCCATCAAATTCCAATTGCTGAATCAGCCCATCTCTTGAAAAACTTGTAATATCCAAATAACTTTTAGCAGATTTTTCAGCTTGTCTATTCCAACTTGCGCCACAAAAGTCTGCTGCATATTTAGCTTCTTCATCTGTATATTGTGAAAATTTCAGTTGTTGAATTATTCCATTATAAGAAAACGAATTTATATCTAAATAGTCTATAGCTTCTTTCAGCGCATTTTTCTTTCCAAGCGGTACTTGTGGTGCATCTTCGCATTTTGAGATAGCGCAATCATATATATAATCTTGCGTAGAAATTGAATCTGGTTTTAAAAATATTCCCTCAACAGTAACGTAATCTCCCACCTGTAGTTTTAATACATTTGAGTTGTTGCTTCTTACGAACATTGCAAATTCATCATATCCTGTATATGTTATAGAATTATCAATTGAAATTTCAACACGATATGCGCCAGCCTTATTAACACTATTTGCTTGCCATTCTTGTTCTGTCGGAAGCTCTATGGTCTGTAACACATATCCATTTATTTTTACCTTGTCTCCCATTGAAAAGTCTGGATAATCATTAATTTTTTCTGAATATATTTCTTTGATTACATCTTCGTAGTGGATTTCTGTATCCGCAGAATCATCAGAATCTCCAAATATCTCTGAATGGCTCATTTTATAAGTTTTCAATTCCAAATCTTCCCACAAATCCTTGCATACAGAAAATACCGCTTCTGTTTCTTCTTCTGTTGCTGGTTCTATTTGTGTTGTTTCTTTAGTTTCTTCCTTCTGTCCGATTTCCCACTTAAACGCCATGACAGGTGTCGCAGTCACCAAACTCGCCATCACGGTTGCAGCAACAATAACTCTTTTTACTTTCTTCATACATACGTACCTCCCAATAATTGATACCCATATTGTACCACCTTGGGACGTATTCTGGAAGTCCTATTTCGCTTTTCTATCAATTTCCGCAGTTACGGCAAACAAAAGAGCTTCGGCAAATTTCGCGCCGACCGAATCGGAGTATTTATCGTGAATCCGGCTTGCTTCCATGGTGAGATTTTCCCACTGCGGAATATCATCCTTTGAGATAAAGGCATACTTCTTGTGGAGGTTCCATATTTCCTGCCAGATGGAAAAGTAAGTCTGCTTGAAATCCATTATACGTACACCACTCCATGATATTTCTCGAGCCTATATTTCTGTTTCACATTTGGATATTTTTCACGATCTACCTCACTGTAAAACATATTTTTCGGTCTGGCGTATAATTGCTTACTGCCATACAGGGCTTTGTATATCACTAGGTCTTCTCCTGTTTCCGTATGCCTAGCAAAACCGACAATCTCATACAGGTATTCATTATCATGCGGATTCTCGATGGTTTCTCTCTTAAAGTGCTGCACGATATCTCCTGGTTCAAATAATGGTCTGTTCATTTTCTTTGTTTCCTTTCTCCTCAATTAATTGATTTCTTTGATAAAAATTCAATTTTCTTGGCTTGTGCCTATATTTTATCTGGCAAGAGGTTTTGAAACGTATTTGGTTATTTTATCATGTCAATTAATTACCCTCATATGTCTCATAATCAATCGTTCCCAGATCACCGTACACATCTGGGTAATAGATTCCCATCCAGAAGTTATCCTCCATAGACTTGTAGTAGGTGATGTCTGTATTCCAATCCTGCACTTCGTCAATAATTTCTTTGTTTAGAAGTCCGAATTGATCTCGGCAAGCTTCACTTTCTAACTTGTAGGTAAGAGCCTTGTATTTTTCGACATTAGCCTGTTTAGTGGCAGTAATTGTAGTCTGGCTTGTTACTAAAGGCAATCCAGCAATCAAAAGCCATACTGCACCGATAAAGGCAACTGCAGCACCGAAGATTAGTATAAATTCACTTGTGTTTGAATACTCATATTTGTAGCTTAAAGATTCGCCTATTCTATTTGCAATCAGAATAACAACGCCGACTGTAAAAATGATTACTGATAACCAAAATATCATAGTGTGTCCTCCCTGTCCTCAACTTTCATTAACAAATTTTTCCGTATGTAGCCAGACATGAAATGCGAATAATGGTGATCCGTATACTGACTGAATGAAGTGCCGAAATATTCATCAATCACTTTCATGTATGTTTCAATTTCAACATTCTGGAAGTAATCTGGATTTGGCCCGAATCCAAACTTGTCCAGGATATTGTCCAAAGCGTCTTGATTAATTTTTATGTGCGGTTTTCTGGTTCGTTCTTCGTATCTCTTGAAGAAATACTTTGATACTACCAGAAAGCGGTTGGTTGTATATGGGCTTGTCGTATATCCCAATTCTTCAAGACGCACTGCAACCTGGTTCTTGAATGCAGACCAGTTAAAAGATTTACGGCCTATTGGAGTATACTGGATGTTCTCCTCGGTCAACATATTTTTGATATGTTGAGAATTGAACCACTCGTTAGAGTGGTATGAATTTTTCTCTTCTTCTTTTAACTCCGTAGGAGATGTAGTATCTGGTTTATCATTAATATCTGAAATATAATCTCTGTTTGTAGTTTCTGGTATTGCTTGACGGTTTGAATCGTATTGATCGTTCATGAGTGCTTCATTCATTGCGCACTCATGCGCATTGGAAAAATCATCTGGCAAATTAATTTTGTAATCGCTTAAAGGATAACCTTTTTCTTTAAGTGCTTTTGCTATATTTACAAGGCTAACGCGATATTGTAAAGTTCTGTCCCATTTGTATTTTGGGTTATTTCTTTTTGAAATAAAGCCCATATTAACCAGTTCATTGATATACCGCCTTACTTGGCTCACAGATAAGCCAAGCATGATTTCATTGGATAGTTCTTCTGCTGTTTTGTATATCCAGCCATAAAATAATTCCTTTTCTTCTTCTCCATTTTTTCGTGCGATTTCATTTTCTTTTTCAATGAATTTATCTGCATCGGAAACTCTTTCAGACCAATAAATAAATTGTTTTAATATGATTGCTTTACGAAAATCTCCTGTAATAGCAAGCAAATCTTCACGCAAAACTACTTTTTTAATTTTCTCCATCTTATTCACCTGCCGCTCTGTCTAATTTATCGTGAAATTTTCTATGGCAATTTTCGCATAACACTATGAGATCGTTATCTGCAACTGATCTCATATGTTCTCGTCCGTGATTTTCATATGTTTTATGGTGGACATTAAGTTTTCCACTCTTTCCGCATAGCTGGCAACGGTAATTTGCGCTTTTTAATTTATAATTCCTAACGCCATCCCAATACGGTGTATGTAAAAAATCGTTATAATCCATATTGCTAATCTCTTTGCATATTTCGTCTTGATCTGGGTTAGTTCCATATTTTTGATACATGATATAGTTAATTTTGTCTTTTGCAGATACTCCATCTCTAAAGCAAGCTTTAGGATTTAAATACTCCTTGTATCTGAGAGTAAGATTTGCAAGTTCCTCTTTTCTTTCTTTTTCCCATTTTTCATGAGATATTGATTGTTTGATCTTTATTTGCTTCTGATATTCTGTCTCACATTCTTCGCATCTGAAATACTCGTTATTAGTGTCTTTATTATTGATACATTTAATCATATTTAAAATTCTAGTTTTAGAAATCATCCGAGTATATATTTTCCCGCAAATAGGACATTTTATTTGATATTCATATAAAACCTTATCTGTGGGAGTTAAGTTATCATATCTATAAAATGCATTAGTGATTTCTGTTGTTTTTGCATTCATCAGAATTTTTGTAAGTTCAAAGTCGATAAGATCTCCACGTTTTATTAAATTGTCATTTTTTCGGATATCAGAAAAGACTACATTTTTGATAAATTCTTTGTTCATATAGATAACCTCCGTATTGGTTGTTGGCGTACCATGAACCGCCAGAATCCGTAATTATAAAACAGTGGACAGGCGTATTACGGTTTACGCTTTTCGGCGGCCAACCTAGCCCACTGGTTTTACCGAATTAATTAATCAAACATTTTGAATGTTTCCTTGCAAAATTCCTCATAATCGGTTTTTCCGACCAGTGGCATTTTATTCCTCAGTTTTTCCATGGCTCTAAAAAACTTGCCTTGGTCTTTATTCCAGATTTTACAGGAAATTAGAAGATACTTCTCTTCTGTATGTCCAAATTCTTTTCCGAAATTCACTCTAATTTTCTCATTTTTAAAAAGTTGGTCTGCCAGATACTCTTCTGTATCTGCGAAAATGTATTCGCTACGGAATAAATGTTTTTGAATTAAGATGTAATTTTTATATGACATGATATTCCTCCCTTTGAAAAAGGTTCCATTTTAAATCGAACCTTTCCAGACCTCATTTTAAATGCGGGCTGTCTAAAAATTCAAAATCATGCGGCAATTTTATTAATTCCTTTATTCAGAATAAATTCTTTAATTTCGTTATATCCCCAGCCGTATCCAACCAATGCACTTACAAGCATTTCGGCGTTCTGGACTTTCACCAACTCTTCTTCTGAAAAATAATCTCTCATACTTTCTTTCTTGGAAATTGCAAATTCATCTCTCAGTTGCTTGGCGTTTTTGCCAAATATGGACTTGTAAATAACGTCCGTATATGTAGAATAGGCATGTCCGTGCATTCTTTCATTTTCAGAAGATTGCTGGATTGCCTTGGTAAACGCTTGCCTTACTGCAATTCCTTTTTCACGTTCTTTGATTTTTCCAATAAGGAGCTTTTCCATTGCATTGAACTGCCGAATATAGCCCTCTTTGAATTTCATTGCTTTTTCGCCAGTATAGCCCATAGCTAAAAGTGTAAATCCATCTCTGGTTACATAGTACATTGGCTGTTTCTTATTTTGACAATTGACGTAAGAGGACTGCACGAAATTGTGCCTTCTAAAATCCTCACTGCATTCAAGTTCTCTTATATCTTGCAAAACCCTTTTATGTTCTTTCTCAAATGTCTCCGCAATATCTAGGCTTGTTACAATACTGGTTTCTACTTTTCCAATCATCATAACTTCTACCAACATTCTCCATTCCTCCTTATATTGATGGATAAAATAAAAAAGAGCCGCCAAGTAAGATAAAAATTCCTCAAAATCGAGAAATATTAATTTCTTCTTAGCGGCTCAAAAATCAAGACCGTGTGTACTTCTTCATTGAAGAAATTATACCACACAATCAGTCAAAAATCAATATGCCGGGGACGGATTGAAACGGCTATTCGTTTCATTCTGGGCTTTTGTTACAGCTTTCGCAATCTCGCTTCCGTCCAGGATAATGCTGTTCATAATGTACTGCGGATTCTTGTTTCCGCTGTTCATACTCATTGCCATTGCAACGCCCTGCGCTACTGCTTTTGCCATTTCTTCTTTTGTAAGTCCCATGCTTCCGTCTGAACTGGAAACAATGCTGTCTGCGATCTTCTTCATGGTTCGTGGATTTTCCAGAGGAAGGACGGCTTCAGAACCAGCTTCACCGATACCAATTACCTGTGCGCCATTGAAAAGACCACCTTTGGCATACCAATTTGGATAATACCAATTAGGACTATATACAGGAGTGGAACTAGTCTTTCCTCCTCCAAGATTGTGTTTTTTCCACTCAGAAATTTTGTATGACAGCGTTGGAAAGCTAACGAGCTTCATCCCATTGACATAAGATTGTGCCGCTTGCTGACCAGCAGAGGTTAGATCAACACTAAATAAGCCTTTTATTTTATCGGAAATTCCAGATAGGTTATTTTCTGTATAGGTCTTCATTTTTTGAGTCTCGGTGTCAACTTTACCAGAAGCCTTTTCCCAAATCTGGTTTGTATTGATAAGAACGGAAGACCAATAGCTTTGAATGGTTGTCATAACTTTACCCATTACATCTTTTGTATCGGTGTCCATTGTTCCGAGGGCTGTCGATACAGCACTTGCGGAATTTCCCCAGTTTGTTTTTGAATCAGAACTAATATTTTCTGTGGAAGTTTTTACTTTTGTCTGTGCGGCAGACATAGCTTTCTCAGTTGCTGTTTGAATTCCAGACATTGCAGTTCCTGTAGCTTTGGATATGCTTCCCATTCCAGTTTTTACAAAAGTATTTGTACTGCTGATAGAGGTTTTCGTCTTAGTTTCCATCTCTTTCACGGAATCTGGGAATACTTGTGCAAAAATCTTTGCTACAGATTCTGTATTGATTCCGAGTTCCTTGGCGCGCGCCATGATATTATCAAATGCATCCTGTGCAGTGCCACCAGAATTTTCAGCTTCCATTAATGCTGTATCAAGAGAAACCATTTCATCTGCGCTAAGTCCTAACTGTGTTTGCAATTGTGGAAGAACAGTGTCATACAAATCATCAATCGACTGTTTACTAAGGTCAATACTTCCAGACATATTTGTTGTTTTATCATCCAATGTTTTAATAGAATCAGACAATATTTTAAACATGTCGTCCGTAATAAGACCTTTCTGGTTTAATTGAGAAAATGCTTGCTCTGCCTGGTCAGATGTAACCCCCATTTCTCCCAACTTGTCAATCAATTTTTGTGTTGCTTTTGCCTTATCCTCGGCGGTCATCCCTTCTTGCTCAAGGCTTTCTTTTAACTGCCAAATTTCCTCTGCTGATCCAGAAAGAATATCACCTCTTCTCTGTAAAGTTTGAATGAAGTTATTCATGGTATTGCCGAATGTGGTTCCAACACCATTACCGCCTTGCATGGTTTCAACAAGACCAGCCAATTGAGAGGTTGCGCCAGCTGCAGCTACTCCTACTGCCACGATAAGTCCAGCTTCACCTACAAGAGGGCCAAGTGCTTTAGTAAGAGAGCCAAATTTACTGCTTGAAGAACCTGCCGCATCCCCTAAATCTTTTATTGCTTCTTTTGCTCCACTTGTGCCATCTCCAAGGACATCTGCTAATTTTTCAGCAATCATTTCAGCGTTTTTCTTTTCAGCTATTTTACTCGCAATATGTCCCACAAGTGAACCAACAAGAGTACTGATACCTGTGATATTTGCTATTTTTACTGCAATAAAGGCTTTTCCAAGAATATCAACAAGACTTCCAACAAGCGGATGGTTTTCTTTTATTCCGTCCACTAATCCGTTAAATGCATCTGATAAACCACCAAGAATCAAATCAGCTGCGGTACTAAGGATTTCTCCCCATGGCAATTCACCAAGGAATGTTCCAACTCCTTGTCCGAACTCATAGAACGTGTCTGTCGTGAGAGAATCTTTTAATGCGGTGCACAAGTGAGAAATAAAATCTCCAAGAGCCTGTCCGTTCTCTTTCCAATTTGTGTCTTTGATGAATTTAGCGATTCCATCTCTTATCTTGGTTGCGAGATCATCCCAATTAAATGTTTCTGTAAATGATTTTAAGCTTTCGAACGCTCCGTTTAATAAACCAGAAAGTGCATCTGCAATTGTGTTCATGTCTATCTTTTTTATTGCACCATTTAAGGCTTTTCCAATAGCAGTGCCAAGCTTACCCCATCCAGTAATTCCAGCACCATCCTTTTTAGACATATCCTTTACAAAGCCAGAAAGCATTTTCCAAGATGCCATAAAACTGTTCCCAATTAAGTTTCCAAGACCTGTCCAGTCAATTTCATTTATAGCACCTTTTAAAAGTTGAGACAGTTTTGCCCCTATTCCGGAAAAATCTATTCCTCCCTCTCCGAGCAACAGGTTTAGGGTATTTACTGCCGTGTTAATTCCAGCTCCAAGCATTCTTCCAATTAAGTCGAAATCAATTCCGCTAACCATGGAATTAAATGCTGTTGTAAATGCATTTACAAATTCGGTTATTTTCGGGCCAACATTATTCCAACTAATAACTTCATATATTTTTTCCATTCCAACATTTATCATATCTGCAATAGTAAAGCCTAGCCCCTGCCAGTCTTTATTGATAAATGCCTTTCTAATTTTAGAAGCCCATTTATTAATTGGTGTTTCATCAACAGTCAAAACTTCATCCAGTGAATCTTGTATTCCAGAAAAACTATCTGCCAAATCTCCAAGTCCAGAACCAAGACTTTTAGATGCAGTTCCAGAATTATCGGAATTATCGGTAAGCTGATTCAATTGGTCGAATGGCAATACGGAAAGTGCCTTTTTCAGTTTCTTAGCAGATGATGTAGCGTCATCAAGCCCAGAAGATGCGTCATCACCAGCTGTTTCTATACCACCTAAATTAGATACGATATCACTAACTCCACTCTGCGAGCCTTTTAGTTTCTTTCCCATCAATACATACATGAAGTTACGGAACACATTCGCAGCTTGCATAAGTTTTGACATAAGTGCATTAAGAGCTTGAATAGCAGGAAGAATGCCGGCAATCAATCCTTGCCCAATTACTGCGGAAAGTGACTGGAAGTTAAGAGTGAGCAAACGAACCTGGTTCGCCCAGGTGCCAGATGTCCTTGCGAAATCTCCTTGCACATCTCCTGTAACTGACATTAAATAGTTGTATCGAAGAGCAACTTTTTCAGCTTGAGACATTGCATTATAAGATGTTGTAATTCCCCTTGAAAGAGCATAAGCCTCCATATTTGCAACGGATAAATTAATACCCAATTGTCTTAAAGGCTCAATTTCCCCGGAAATTCCAGAGCGTATTTTCTGAAAAGCAGTATCTGTATCAATGTTGTAAAATGATGCAATATCCCCGGCTAATCCAGCAAGAGAAATTGACATTTTAGAAGCTGCATCTTGCGCAACACCAGATGATTTCATCATTGCCATCATGGTTCCAGAATATTGCTTTGCTGCCAATTCTGATAATCCAAATTGTTCTTTGGCCGTAGAAGCAAATTTGTAGGCTTCATCTGCCATGCTTCCAAAGGAAACATCTACAACATTTTCGATTTCTGTAATAGCAGAGCCAAAACCAATTGCACTTTTTCCTAAATTTGCCAGACCACGAATAGCCTTAAAACCGATAGCAGTTTTAAGCAAATTTCCGAGATTAAAAGAAGCGGTTTTAATTCCAGAACTACTATTCCCGAGACGTTGAAACCATCCAATAATGCCTTTTACCCCGGTTCCAATTATAGAAGAAGTTTTACTAACAATATTACCAAGGCTAGATGTTGCAGATGATAATTTAGAAAACGCACTGGATATAGAATTTGTAGCGGAATTTACCTTTCCCCCTGCATTAGCCAACTTTGCCAGTGCTTCCGTCATGCGGATTGTGTTATCACTGATTTTAGGTGCAGTTTTCATCACGTCAAAGAAAGATAATACTTCCTTTGCTAGGGTTCCAAGTTGGCTTGACGTTTGTCCGATTTTATTTCCAGAGCTTGCCAATTGTGCAATAGACTGAACTAACCTATTTACAGGTTCAGATATATCGCCAACGCTCGTAAAACTCTCTACAATTGATTTAAGATTTCTTCCAAGCCCAGGCAATTCAGCTGATACATTCGCAATATATTCACCGGAATTGGCTAATCTAGCCATTGAATTGACAAAGCGATTAACACTGGTAGATACATCTGGTATTTCCGATAAGCCTGATAATTTATGGATTATTTCTCCGAGTTTCCCAGAATCAAATCCACTAACATCAACCTGGCTAAGTCTGTTTATTGAGTTTATAACTGCATTCAGACCAGAGCCTTTATAATCTACTCCGCCCATTGTCTTTATGGAATTTGAGAATTTTCCAATTCCATCAGCAATGCTTGTCATTTTCCCTATATCAAGTTCTTTTAGTTTTCCAAGTTCCCTTACACAACTACGTAATCCGTTTGTATTAACTCCGCTTAATGCGGAATTAACTTCTGTGAGTTTGTTTGAAAGATTAGTCAGCGCACGTACTGCTTTTTCTGTGCTACTGCTAATCTGTATATCAAGGGTATCAATGGTATTGTCAGCCATTTTATTTATCCCTCCTTTTTTACAAAAAAATAAAGGGCAGACAAGAGTGTTAATCCTGCCTGCCCTTTTCATGGTTAAGCTCAAAGTTCGCCTGCATGAGTTGCAAGCTTGCCAAAAGTGCATTTCTCTGTTTTTTCTTTTCTTCTTCGGAAAGTATACCTTCCTGTTTACGCTTTTCTTCCTCTGCTGATTCCAGTAAAGGTTTTTTCAAATACTCTGCCTTGGATTTTTTTCCCATTAAAGCATTTGCAACAGCTGTGAATGTGGCTGATGTTTCATAAATGCCCGCTTGCCAAAGCTCAGCGTCTCTTCTCTTTTGACGTATCTTTTCAGCTTCGAGATAAGGTTTTAATTCAGCTGGTGTAGAATCCATAAATTCTTCTTTAGATACGCCAATAGAGAGGTATAAAGGAAGAATCTCTTGGTAAACAACTTCTCGAAATGTTAATTTTTCTTTTTGTGATCCTGTGAAATCTTCGTTGCGTTCTTCTCCACTGCCTGTGCTTCTGCTACTGCATTCAGCAGACCGGATAAAAAACCATTTTTCTCCAATTCTTTGTCGAGAAGTTGGTATAAATCAAATCCGCTTTTTGGATTTTCCTCAGTTCCTTCATCTTCGTAATCATCCAAAAGGTCACAGACTTTATCAAGAGCAGCTTCTTTTTCAGAATCACTTTCATACCCAAACTCTTCCTTGTGCTTCTTTTGAAGTCCAGCGAGAAGCAGTTCCGGGAGAAGAGAAATCATCTTCTGAAGGCTTCTCTCTTTTCCATCTGTAATCCCCTGTACCTTGTCCAGCACATCTGTTTTTGTAAGAAGTCCGTATCCAAATACAACCTTGTATTCTTTTCCATGTACATTAAAAGTTACCATTTTATAATCCTCCCGACATGTTTTTTAGTTAAGTGTCATTGCACCTGTGGAATCTGCTACTGCTTTTGCGGTATCTAAAGCCTGCGTAAGTTCGTCAGAAACAACTTTTGTATCAAGGCCTTTATACTCTTGAATAATGAGAGACAGCGGAATTGTTGCTGCTTCATTCTGTCCAATATCAGACAATGGAATGTTTTTTCCGGGGTCTGCGATAACAAAGAATGCATCAGCGAGGTCTGGAAATACAACTTCAAACCAAACTCTAAATCCTTTTGACTTTCCTGTTGCAGCATCAGTCATAAGCTTCTTTAATGCTGTGATAACATCAGCGTTAAGATTGAAGGTTACATCCCAAGTACCACCAGTATCCTGTCTACCAGATGCGTACTGTGTAATGAAGTCTTCGAGTGCGGATACGTCAATCTGTTCTGTATCAAGAGAAATTCCACCGATGGAACTACATCTTTTTAACCATGTGAATGCAGTTGGCTTTGCTCCTTTAGCGGTTTCAACACCGTAATGAAAAGTTACGCCAAGTGTTGTTAAATCTGCCATTTTGATAGGCTCCTTTCTTTAATTCAAGTTTTATGCACGTAACCCTGTGCCGGGAGATAGCGGATCACCGCCTTTCTACTCTTCTTTGTCTGTTTTCAGTTCTGGTAATCCTGCTACAGATGTAAGCAGTGATAAAAAGCCGGAAAGTAAAGATGCGGATAAAACCATTTTCCAGTCGACACTGCCGATTACAGTTGCGGTTCCAATGGTTGCTATTGCTGTTTGTGCGACTGTTTTTACGGCTCTAATTCCTGCTGCTTTCAGCCAAAGTAATTTGTCTGCTTTCATTCGACATTCTCCTTTCATATTTTTGAATAAAAAAATAGAAGCATTTCTGCTCCTAATCTAATAAAGTTCCTGTATATATTCGGCTGTATCGGCTTACAAGCTTTTTGATTCCACTGTCACCAAAAAACATAGGCTCCGGTCCGTATGTGCGGCGGAATCCCATGCTCACCATAGTTTTGTGACTTATCTTGTCCAATTCATACAATCTGGTTAATGCTTTACTCCCAGAGGTGAAGCAATTTACTTGAAATGATGGCATTGTTGCACATTCATCCCCTTCAAGGTCACCTCTTGTAATTGGATTACCAAGCATATAAAGCTGTGCATATGCTTTTTTACCGGAAGCATTTGTTTCACTGCCATCCATGGAATAATTGTCTGCGCCAGTAATCTTAGAAACAGCCGCTCCCCATCTTGAAAAAACTTCTAATACAGGAGATTCTATTGTGTCTGGCATATCTGTCACCTCACAATAAAAAAATGCACTCACCTTTATAGTGAATGCATTGCATGTTATACTACAATTTAACACTGTAATGATACCATAATTAATTGGTATCATTCAGTATATTATGGTATCTTCTTTAGGAATAGAATACCTCTTTGGCAATTTTGCGGATATTCTGAATGATTTCTACGCTTGCCTTATACATTGGCATTGTAGCTTCTGTACCGTAAGAACGTACCCATTCGCCGGAATCAGAAATATATACCCAGGAATCGTTTTTTCCTTTTCCTTGTCCGTAAGAACCGATTGTATAACCAAATTCTTCTCCTTTTGGATGTGGGCTAGAACCGGCTGCACCATTGTGGTAAATACCAGCGCCGAATTCAATGAATAAAATGCTTTTGCCTTCGCATATTAAATGGGCTTCTGCATAGTCCCCAAAACTGTTAATTTTGATGTAAGTATTGTGGTTCTTATCAGAATCGCCTTGTGCTGCCAAAATATTTTGGTCAATAACTGGAATCCCTAATTCACATAATCTTTTTATGAAAATTTCATTTTTGTTCCTTAAAGATTTTTGATAATTTTTTATTTCATCAATAGCTTTTTGGATTGATTTCTGTGATAAGGTACACTTTATTGTCTTACCCATCTTCGTTTCCTCTTTTAGAAATTCCGTATCTGGCAATATTGCCTTTTTGTGTGTCTAAAATCTTCTTTAGTGTGTAGTCTGGCAATACTGTGGGCTCTTCATCTTTGTTCAAAATAAGGCTTCCGTCCTCGCTTATTTGTGGAATTCTGTCTATCCAAAATATGTCAGCTTCCTGTGGATGAAAATTTCGATTAAAGCTTGTAATGTACCTATCATAATCTGGCACTATTCCAGCTGCGATTTCTTCTGGTGTTCCGGCTGTAGATGATACAGAAAAAGAGTATAAAACTGGTTTCTCATAAACTTTAATACGGTCTAATCCTTCTGTTTTTTCAGTAATTCGTGACCAATATACTTTTTGCTTTTGACGGACTAATCCTCTCATATTTCCCCTCTTTCTTAAATTTGGTTGCTTAACTAAAGCCCTCTTTAGATTATTACAGATTTCAAGTACCCAATAATATAATTTGCAATTAACTTCGCGCCCGCATCTGTCGGGTGTACAGTATCTCCTATCATGGTATAAGCATTATTCCCATTAATGCCACAAGACCAAGTGTCGCACACCTCGATTCCTAATATATTACATACTTCAATTTCGGCACTTCGAAACGTATAGCCACTCTGACCGAAGCTGTCTTTTTGTGGTAAATACTGAATAGTAGGACTACTAGTAGCCCTTGTTTCGTTTTGCCCTCCAATAGTAGTACACCAAATGATTTTTGCATTAGGACACTGTGCTTGTATATGTTGTACAATATAAGCTATAGCACCCTTAAATTTTGTTCGATCAAATCCATTAGAATAAATTAATTCGTCTTCGATTTGTATTTTTCCCCAATCATTCGTTCCACCCATAATCATAACAATGTCAGCATCACTTGGTATATTGTTTATACGTGTATCAGATGACATATCAGAATTTGACCTGTAAAAAATAGTAGAACCTCCAACGCCCATATTAATTGCATTTATACCATAATATTCCTTAACAATAACAGGAAATTTATTTTGAGCAGTGATACTGTCACCATAAAAAACTACTTTTTTACCATTCAAATGTGTGTCAGACGCGCTTTCTTCTGAACGATTTACCTTGAGTTCAACTGTTTCGTCTTTAAGACTTTCAAAATCAAAAGTTTCAACAATATTATCAACCCCTGTAATATCATAAACCTTTAATGTGCCAGTAAATTCAGTTCCATTGCTTTCACTCGTTAAATCTATTGAAAATTTACCATTTGCATTTACTGTAACAAATATTGTATCCGTTGTAGCAACATTTGCAGTTTGCTGTGTATTAATTAGATGCTGTACCCAACCTGAATCATAAAGACGTAACGAAAAGTTATAATTGGAATTTGCTTTCACGTTATAAAATATTGCATATTTATGATTAACTTTTAGTGATTCCGCAAAGATAACATATCCGTCTTTATTGTTATCATTCATTTTAATAGTAAAGTTATTTCCATCAAAATTGCTTGTGACAATTGAGTCACTTTTTACTGCAATACTTGAACTAATATAACCCCATATATTTTTAAGAGGAATAAAATTGCCTTCTAAAAGCTTGTCTAAATCATTATAGCCTATATGATATTTACCGGCATAGTCAATACCATTCTTTTTAAGAAAATCTTTATACTCTGGGTTATTAGTCACATCAACAAATATTAGTTTTGCAGTAAAGGTACTACTACCAGAAACCATTGTTCTGCTTGTATTCGGCGTAAATTCACAATATCCATTAGTAAAATAAAATCTGCTCTGTGGGTTATCTTCATTATAGAGATATATTATTCCTGTGTAGTCGGATAACACAACATATTCATTGCCACTTTTTAAGGAGACATTTGAAAAAACATCATTGCCATTTACAATGTCAACTGTTGTTCTGTCTGATACTGGAATATATGGTTCAGAAAAAAGGTTTGATAAATCTTCCTTTAGCGAAGCAATAGCTTCTCCAGTTGCTTTTGCTTCTGCAAGCCCGCCTTCTATAGTCAATGTAGTGTCTGGCTGTGATACACTCTGGATGTCCTTAATAGCTTGTTCTTTTGCGGAATTTACATTTTGAACAGCTTCCGCAGATGTGTTTTTAGTAAGCTCCAAAAGCTGATTTATAACATCTTTTTCTTCCTGTCCTATCTGTGGTTGATCAATCTCGATACCCTCTAGCACTGGTACTTCCGCTATTGCTGTATTCCATTCAACACTAATATTTGAATCGGAATCCGTTTTAACAGCGCAAACAATAAAACGTACCGTTCCCATATATCTTGCTGCATTTCTTCCAATCAACCAAGAAAAAGTTACATTTTCGCCATCTACAGCTACATCATCACAAATGTATTGGTCTTTGATAGAAACATTAAAATCCACACTGCTTACGTTTTCAAAGTTAATTCTGACTGAAAATTTGGATAAATCAAGATTATCTCCTACAATTTTGGGACATGAAAATTTAATACGTTCTGCATTCTTGTCAGATTGCACCCCACCAACTACGATTGTAGAGGGCACGAAAATAGCCCTTGTCTTAGCATCAATCGTGCATATATCGGATTCTTCAGAAATCAAATTAACATCTTCTTTTGCGCTCATAAGTAAATCAAGTGCTGTTGCCATGTTCTACCCCCTCTGTGATACTTTGGTTTTACCAGTAGTTATAATGTATTTTCCGTTATCTTTCACTCCGGTGACAGATACAGAAAAATAATCCCAAGTAAGGGCTTCTGGCGGAATTTCACATTGATTGTTTTTCAGTATTACTGGGTATTCTCTTTCCATTCTCCAAAATGAAGCAGCTGTTTTACATCCGTTCCACTCTGGTGAAAAGATAAACAATGCTTTAAGATATCCAGTCGTGCCCTTTACCAGTCCAGAGAAATCACACTTGGAATCTGGATAAATTCTTTGATTATTTACAATAAATCTTAATACTCTCATGCAATTATCCTTTCTGCTCCAACAGGGGCTACATATTTATTTATTATCTTTTGCATGATTTCTTCTTTCTTTCTCACTTAATTCATCCATTCCAAAACTTACATTTCTAAATTTGTGCCATGTTTGCATATAAGTCAGATTTAGTTTCTCAGAAAGCTCTGAAATAGAATATATTTTTCCTTCATAATTTATGTATCTGTTTCTCCTTGTGTTTTGCATTTGCTGTTTCTGTGTTACCCATCGGCAATTTTCTGGGCAATAATTACCGTCTACATCTATTCTATCAATAGTTAAATTATTCTGATACCCATTTGCTATTGACCATTCGTAAAAATTTTTAAATCCATTTTCATTTCTCCATTCATCACATATTTCAATTCCTCTTTCTCCGTATCTTTTATAATTCTCGTCATTTTTACAATAGCATCTCGATTTCATAGCACATAAAATTTCATATATTCTTCCCCTCGACATGCCATGTTTAAAATTCATTTTTCTTGCATTTTCTTTTTGAACGCAACCGCAAGAAGAAACAAGTCCTTTTCTAAGATTTCTGCCTTGCGTTATGATATTTCCTCCGCATTCGCATTCGCAATACCAATATATATTTCCAGTTTTGTCACTTTTTTTAGTTCTCTTTATTGCCGTAAGCTTTCCAAATTTTTGTCCTGTAATATCTATTCCTCTCAAACATCCACAACTTTTTGTATGTCCTGATCTCAAATGTCCTGTGGGAATGATTAACTCTCTTCCGCAATCGCATCGGCATATCCAAGTTCTTGTCTTGCACCCGCCTTTAGTTACACGCGTTTCTCCCTTTTTTATAACAACAAGTTTACCAAAACGTTGCCCTTCTAAATTCATTTTCATTGCCTCCGTTAATCACATGAATTAAATCTTATAATTTAATTATACATTTATTTGTTATATTTTTCAACATATATTTAAACTTTACAGTTTACAATTAAAATGATATAATTTATTTATAAATAAAGGAGCATTAAACAATGAGCTTTAAATATAAATTAAAGGGGCTTATAGTTGCACAAGGGTTTACTATGAGTCAAGTCAATAACGAATTAAACCGCAGACATGGAACAAATTTGTCTTTTCAAAATTTTAGTAATCGTTTCAGGAAGGAAACTTTTACTTATAATGAAGTAGAGGAAATTCTGGATATTATTGGATATCAGATTGTATTCAAGGAAAAATCATGCAATTAATTCAAAAGTTCGTGGCATGACTAGGGAAAAACTATTTCCCAAAATATCTTTTGATGTAACTATGATTATTCCAGAATAATCTGATATGAAATTGCAACACCATTCCTCTGCGTCCACCCAGTATCGTTTCTTAACCATACGGTGAAGCTCTGGCAGTAAACCATAGCTGAACATTACACAATGCCCTAATTCATGGATGAATACACGATTTAGAAGTTCGCCATGTAGGTTGTTTGCAATAGAAATTGTCATTGTGGAGTAATCAGATACTGCAAGTGTTCTATTGCCTGTACGGTCAATCAAAACATTATCATGGGGAGAAACAAAGTGCACTCTCCATAAATCCCCGTTCATATAGAATTGTTTCAGCATGGCTTATCACCATCCTTTCTACGAAAAAAGCCCCTGCCGCACTACTGCAACAAGGGCTTAATCAATATTGTAATCATGTCATCTGCTGAACCAAACGGCTCAGGTCAGTTTTCATCTGCTGTCTGAGCGTTGCATCTGCATCCGACCACATTTCCGTAAGGTTACGAATAATATCTGATGTGTATTCTTTCATGGAATCATCCATTTTTCTCTTGGATTCTGTATCGTTGGAATCATGGTAATGCCTGCGGTTCTCGCTGTATCTGTCATAGGATTCGCCATATCTGGATTTCTTCCGATTCATGTCACCCATTTCCATATCACTACGGTCTGGATGATATCCCATGCGGTACATATTGTGCTCAAATTCTGGATTGTTTAAATACTCGTCCATCCAGTCATCGTCTTCCATGTACAGATATGGTCTATAACCTTTTCTGGTTCCCCTACCTTTTGGAGCGAAACGCCCATTTGAATAGCGGTAACGGTCATATCCCATGCGTCCAAGATACTTTTCTTCCTGTTCGCATTCATCCATAGCTTCCACAATGCGATAATCTTTATCAGCGCAAATCGCACATTTTACTGCTTCCATGCAGTCTTTCAAATCGTCCCAATCTTGAGCACTGAGATTATCAAAGCCATGTGTTTTGGCTTTTTCCATAGCCCATTTTCCCATTTCCATTGCAACTTTATGCATTACAGTGCCCCCTTTCTAACAGCCTGTGTAACAGGTGCGTCTGCTGCTGGGGCTGTACCATTGATTGCAGTCAGATTATTGTTCGGACTACATGCCGGATTTCCTAACATTTTGAACGCTCCACCAGTAGCACTTGTTGCAACTCTGGTTGCATATTTTGTTCTGGTTCTTACGCCACATGCTGTTACCTGTGCACAGCAACGATTCTCTAGCGGATACAATGTTGTTCCTGTTCCTATCTGAATCATAACTGGGGCAGTAATTGTGGTTGCATTTGGAATAGACTGTGCTAAAACAATGCAGTATTTTTCTCCATTGTTGTAGCTTCCTTCCGGGATAGTAACCACAAGATTTCCACCTGTGAATGCAATTGCAGTAGACAGCACAAGGTGATTGCAGAGTTTACAAACATTCTTACATGCCATATCTCTTACCTCTCAATCAAATAAGAGGTGAGCCGCAACCCACCTCTTAGAATTTAGTCAACCTCTAAGGGTGAGTTACTTAGCAACAACCGTTACCATATGTATTACATCCTGCGTATGCATATGGAGCTGGAACCTGGAATGCAGGAATCGGAGCCGGGTTGATTGCATTGATTAATCTCTGAGCCTGTGCGTACATCTCTGTTGTAAGCAATGCAGACTGGCGATCCTGGGATGCAGCACGTTTCAGATCAGAGTTCTCTGCCTGTAATGTTGCAATCTTATCCTGAGTTAAGAAATCTAACAGCGCTCTCGTGTTGCTGTTCTGATTTTCCAGAAGGTCTCTGGTGTTGTTGTTTATTGTGTTCTGCAATGCACAAGTGTTGGTAGCCAGGTTATAGTTGATACCCTGGATGGCTTCTCTGGTCTCGCAGCAACAACTTGCTAACTGAGACTGTAATGCATTGGTATTCTGCATACCAGCTACAGTATCAGCATTGATTGCCTGCTGAACGCCATTAAAACCTTGAAGCATTCCGACGTTCACGCCGTTGAAACCGCTCTGCATGGTATTGTTAAGCGCATATGTGCTATCACAAATGCCCTGCTGAATACCTCTGATACCATTCTGAATATCATTCAGAGCAAAGCCCTCGTTGATATCCGCTCTGGTAGCCCATCCTTGGAAACCTGCACCATTTGTACCGTTTCCACCATTGCCGCCCCAGCCGCCAAAGCCGCCGAAACCGCCCCAGCCGAAGATTGCGAAAATAAGGACAAGCCAGATAAGGGAAAAACCATCGCCGCCCCACATGTCATTTGCACGGTTATTAGAGCCTGTAGCGGCTGCAATGTCGCTAAGACTATAATTTGAACCATTCATCATGTTTTTAGTCTCCTTAAATTTTATTTACAATAGGAGACATCCGCGGCTGTCATCCCAAATTGTAGCGATTCTGAATCACCCAATTATGGGGAAGTTATTTCATCCCTAAAAATTTTTCTAAAATTCCTTCGGGAGAAAAATTCTTTTCTTTAAATATATTTTGCTGAACTTGATGCAACTGTTCTGTATCACCATGTTTGTATAAATCCAGAGCATTTTTTAATGTTGGATTGTTTCCAGCAAATTTACTCATATCGTTCATCATGTTATCAACACTTCCGAACCTTTGAGAAATCATTTGCTGAATTTTTTGTTTCATTATTGTATTTGGGTTGAAATTCATCTCTGATTACCTCCCTTCTGTGTCTTGGGCGGTTCAGATTGTATTGGCAATAATTCTTTAATTTCAGAAATCTCTGCGTGAACATCATCACGAAGTTGATTAATCAGCGAAACAATATCAACTTGATTTGCATTATTGGTTTCTGGTTGTTCTCCTTCATTTACAAGTCTGTAAGTGAAAATTCGGCTTCTTCCATCTGCCTGTAACTGTTTTCGGTAAACTTCTGTACCGTCAGTTTTTGGATAATAAACAGGATTACCGGACATATCTACATCTTTTGCCTTTACAGTATCAATGCCATCAACCATCTGTCCTTGCAACATGGGGATTTGTGGTACTTGTGGCATTTGTTGTATTGGTTGCTGAATCTGTGCCTGTCCGTATGGCATTGCCTGCTGATAACTATTCTGCAATTGTGCTAATCTATCTTGATACGGTTGTATTTGTTGAAATGGTTGTGCAAAATACGGATTACCATACTGCATATCTCAAACCTCCCTTGTTTTTATAAGTATATTTTACAATAATAAGAGGTTGATTAACACGCCATGATAACGCCATAAATACGCCATTTCTATGAATGCAAAGAAAAGCCCCGACAATACATCGGGGCAACTTTCATAATTTTCTTTTTTAATTTTCTGTTTATGCGGTCTACGGTTCTCGTGCTGTACCCCATGATTTCTGAAGCTTCTGCAAGCGTTTTTTCTTCATAAACACGCAATCGGAATAACTCTTTTTCTCTGGAATCAAATCCAGCTTCACGCAAATAGAAGATTCTTTCATCTTCTGAAAAGTCTTTATAATCATCCATTCCACTGTCCTCCCTGTTAGTGGAATCAATATTTACACCGGGAAAATGCCTTTTAGGGCAAAGCCTAAAACAATACCAATTATGCCAGTTATGACATAAGCAATTATTTTGTCCTGTAACTTTCCTGGCTTTTCCATGAGTGATTTTAAATTGTCGTTCATTTCGTCAACTGTATCTTTGATGTGTCCCAGATCGTTGTTGTATAAAGCAATTTTCTGTTCCAACGCATTGATACGATTAAAAAAGCCTTCATCCCTTTTGGAATGCTTTTCTTTCATCTCATGGACGGCACTTTCCAATTCTTTTAAGCGGTGTTCGTTGACGCACTCGTGTTCACATCCCATCGCTATTCCTTTCCATCACTCCCATTTTTAAGATATTGCTTCTACCCACCTAATTTGAAGCACCCCTGCGATACGTGGGAGGATTGACGTATCACGCACACACCATCTTAGAATCCGATAAATGGAAAAACTCCATGATTTACATAGATTTCAGTTTCGGAATCCCAGCTTCTATTCACAGAGGATTCGGAATGTGATCCTTGAAATTCAGCTCCCTGTTTCACCAGGAAGAAAAGAGCCAAATCAAATATGCAATCATAGCAGTTTTCCATATCGGAATTTATTTTCTCATCACTGTAAGATGAAGGATAATTCCTTTTCTTCTTAAATGAACGAATAGCCCTCTTTGCCGAAAGAGGAATCATCCTCGCAGTTTCTGTATCATCTTCAAGATAATTTGTCAAGTCCTCTATAAGCTGTTCGTCCATTTAATCACCTACCTTTGCTGAGATAAAATCTCTGATATTATTCCAGCCTTATTAGTTGCTGCTAGGGCATAGCCGTTATCACTTGCAAGTTGTCTTAACTGTGATACAGTCATATTGGACAACTCCCTTTCTGTATACTTATGTGTTGATTCAACATAAGCACTCGCTACAGATGGTGACTGGCTGTTTTCATCGAGACTATGCCCGGTTATTCCCCCGCCTTGGTACCGATAACGATACCGCCGTTTGCTTTCGGTACAACCGGGATGAACATTCCAGAAGCTTTCGTCCATACTGCAACTGGATCTGGCGTAGCCCACATGGACATGGTAATAAAGGAACGGTTTTGCTGCTGAATGAACTGACGGTACTCTTTTTCCTCTGGTGTTGCGCCCCAAAGTCCAGTACCAAAAGAACCATCCTGGTTAGATTCATACAGGGTAAATACATCTTCTTTGAAATATCTACCTGTTTTAACAATGCCTTTGCTTCTGTAACGGAACTTTTCGTCACAGCGATCAATTGTAATTCCGTACTCCTGCATGAGAAGGTTCGCAAGCTCCTGTTTCGTCAGAAGACGTTTATTTGCAGCTCCAAGAACTGCGGTCTGCATTCCGGTGTTGTTTCTCATGTTGTTAATCATTTTAAGAGAGGTAATTGCCTTATTGACAACATAGCCGCCATCTTCTGCAAGCTGAACCATTTTCTGAATATCACCCATAATATCAGAATCTGGTTTAGACCAGTCTGTAATGGTAATTTTTAATTCAGACGGAACTCCAAAATCAATAGTCATGTCCACTTTGTTTTCTTTGATAACAAGTTTTCCAGTAGACAGTGCCTGTCCTTTCATAACTTTGGTTCTGGCAAGGACGGCCTCAAAAAGGTTTGTCGCGTCATCGAATACAAAGTCTGTAAGTTCCTCATTATCTGGTACACCGTTCTCGATAGCCTGTTGTAAGCTCTCGGACTGATTGAGCTTCCTTTTAATGAGAAGTTTCTCGGTCAACACCTTTTCAAAACCAGGTCTGGAACCGATTTCCGCTTCGGTGTCAAGGGCGTGTACAAATGCGATTTCCGGAAGCCGCTGTCCGCTCATAAGTCTGTAGTATTCAGCCTTCCAGTAATCTGTTTTTACATCCGGGAAAATGGTATCAAGGATTCCAGGTCTTTTAACAGAGAAATTCTGGGAGAAATTAAGTCTTTCTTCCTCGCTGATTGCTTCTAATACATTGTATGCCATTGCTTATTATCCTCCTTAAAATACAACTTCGGTTTCTTCTACAAACACAATTCCAAGTGCCTGTAATTCAGTTTTTGCAGTTGTGTCAACAGTTGCGGGAAGTCGGTCTTCCAGGACACGTCCGGCAACAATAACGGAAATTGGACGCTTCTCATCGTCTGTCATATCCACATCTTCAAACACAAGACCTTTTGCGCCGGTTGCGTTTGTTGGGTATACGGAACCTGCCTTAATAATTTTTCTGTCATTAACTGCAACTGCATTTGTCTGATCTGCTGTGTAAGTTTTGAGTACAAGTCCTACCTCAGATTCAAGGATATTCGGGGTAGATTCGTACTGCTTAATTTTCATGAAAGCCATGTTTTAAAATCTCCTTTTCTTAGAAATTAGCTGGTGCATTATCATCAGCCGGTTTTGCATCTGGGTTCATGCGTGCCGAATACTGTTTAGCGTACTCAGACGCTTTACTAGTTTTTTCCTGTTTGCCACCGCTACCGCCTCCTGGATTAGGAGTATTTTCCAATGCTTCTTTCTCCCAAGCTGCTTTTGCGGTATCAAGTGCTGTTTTATTTGCTTCGGAAACTCCCTTAACAAAAGTTTCGACTTCTTTCATTGCATCTTCTGGTTTCTCATACGGTGCAGATGCGTATGCTTTAATAGCACTCGCGTATGTTTCGGTTGAAAGTCCTGCATTTGCGAACATAGAAGTAATTTCACTGGTAAGGGCTTTTTTGTTGGATTCTGCAAGCGCAGCTTTCAAATCAGCTAACTCCTTATCCACTGCTTCCTTTTCTTTCTTGCGTTCAGCTTCTAGCCGTTCTGCTTCGGTCATGTTCTGCTTTTTCAAATCTTCCAACTCTTTTTCCAGGGAATCTGCTTTTTCAGCTTTTTCCTTCAGAGAAACATTTTTGTCTTTCTCTTTCTTAGTTTCAGCAGAAATAGAATCAAGAAGCTTAGAAACCTGTTCCTCGGAAGGTTCTGCAACTCCCATACCGATAAGTGCCTGTTTTGCCTGTTCTCTTGTCATTGAAATCTCCTTTCCTCCAGTCCAATACGCTTTTTCAACACGGTTCGCTCCGCACATGGTCTGTACCCGATTTACGCTCACGGGCTGTTGCAATTTATTTGATTTTGGGTATTAAAAAAGAAGCCTTAGATTTCTCTAAAACTCCTTAAATAATCGAAATTTGGTTCATTCTTCGTTAGATGGAGAATTTGCCATTGGTTCTGTTTTGGACGGATTTTGAAACTTTCCGTCAAGTAATTGCTGTGCTTTCTGCATTTCCGCTTCCGGGTCTGCCAGTTCTGGGTAAATAGTTCCCAGATACGGTAAACTCATTTCGTAGACTTTTTGCGGATCACTGAAAAGCCCACAAGTAATCAATGCAATAAGCGGATGAATTTTATTTTTGAACAGATAATCAAGTGCTTGTGCTTTTACAAGCATATTGTCTGTTGGGTTTCTGGTTATCTTCACATCAAAATCTCGGGTTGAGATATTAACATCATTTGATGTACCACGGATAATATTCAGAATAATTCTGGCAGATTCCTTTTCAGCTTCCTTGGTGAATGCTTCTACCAATTTTGCATCTCTTTCTGCGAAGTCCCATCCATTGCGAAGGTATACGGCATTTCCTGTATCTCCTCCGCTATTGCTTTGGCGGTTTGGCATTGCTTCCACAATCAGCATATTATTGTAGATATCATCCTTTGCAACCTGACTCTCTGATTGATTCAGTTCAGCGGTCATTAGTTCAACATCCGACTGACAGCCATTTCCGGTATCTTTAACAGAGATAGCACCAAGTTTTACCATTTTCAAAAACTCGTTTTCGTCTACCTCGCAGTTCTTAAACTTCATAAAGGCTTGCACAAACTGTTCAACGCCATTTAATCTATCAGACTGATATTTGTTAATTGCATCAAATAATGTTATTGCAATTTCAACATCTGAAAGTCTATCGTGATTATTCGGGCATTCAACAATTGGAATACCGCCAAAACCGTTGATGCCATATTCGGTTACTTTTCCATTCATGATTTTGAAAAACTGGTTCTTTGAATAGCATAAGTAGTATTGTTGCTCATCTTCATCCTTCAAAATCTGAACGGACAGCATTGGTTTCCCATTTCTCTGCGAATATACAATGTAACAATCGCCAGGATACGGAATGAATATTCTAAATGGCGGTAAATCTCCGTTTTCTGTCCAGTCCTCTTCTTTCAGAATAGCCTTATAAGAAGTTCCTGTTGCACTCTGGTATATTGCCCTTTGGATGTTTCTTGCATCTGCATTGGCTTCATCCAGATAATCATTCAGAAGGTCAACTTGCTCATTTATTTTTTCGTCTGCATTTTTCTTTTTGCATACATATTGGATTGGTTCCCCGCAAATCTGTCCAGCTTTAAATTTTACAGTTTCAAATGCGTGATTTTCAACCACTCTGTTATTAACTTCTGGGCGGACTATTTTGTTTCGGTATAATATCGGCTGATCGCCTTTCATGTACCGATACAAGTAATCAATCAATGTTCGATTTCTATTATGTATGCCAATTGTGTCTGACACTACTTTTACTACATTTTGTGGAGTGATTCGGTCAACGCCTGTGTAGGCTACTTTTCTACCGAACTCACCTCGGCATAAATCTACAAAATTCATTGTATTTCTCACTAGCAGAACCACCTTTCTGCAAAATAAAAAGCACTGGATATTTTAATCCAATGCTCTACTTTATATTTTACACATATTAAAAGTATCTTTCAGTATATTATGGTATCATCTTTCGAAACCTTTTATCTTTTTTACTTCTGCTATGGCTTTTAAATGCTTTTTTTTAATGTGAATCTCTGAATAACCCATCTCGTCTGCGATACGAACCAATGATTTGTACTCAACATAATGCTTAAATAGTATGTTGTATAGCAATGGGTCTTCAACCTGTTCTATGGTTCGGACTATTTCTTGTCTTTTTTGTAAAAACTCAGATATCATTTCTGAAATCTCTTCTCGCAGATCAAATATCTTCGCAATCATATCTCCCATTGGATCACGTTTTACAGAAGTTTGTACCTTTTCTCCTGCGGGGATTGCAGATACACTTGTGGAAAGAGAACTGAGCTGTTCTTCTTCGATAAGCTTGTTTTTGATTCTGTTATCATAATTTTCAATCTGTCGTAAATATTGAGTTGCAGTCATCATACTCTATCTCCTTCCCCAAAGTGGATTCTGTGTTGCTGTTGCGGTTCCTCCTAATGGATTCTGAACATAATCAGATAGCATTGCTAAAGAATCTATTCCGTCATCATGGAGTACCTTCGCTCTGGTAGTATAAGTGGTTACATTTGCCATGAATAAGCCATAATCTGATTTTGGTTTATACTGACTTTGGTGCAAAAAATAAAAATGATTTGCTATAAAGTTGGAATTGACAAGAATTTTCGTTTCTTTGTTAGTTGTCGTAACTTTTGTTTCAATTTTTGTACGGCATTTACCGTCAATAAGTTTTTGAACATTATGTGCTACACGGCTTCCAACATTATTTGATTCAAAACGCGACATATGCGGATTGTGCCTAATCAAAATATCCGCTGTTTTCTTATCCAAGATATCGTAGTCTGTGTTATCGTCAAACACTACATCTGGGATAAAATATTTATCTCCATACTGGTATGCAATTGGGAGAGACTCAAAATCAGTTCCTTTATCCTTTGTATCACACACAGACCAAATAGCATCCGGCTCTCTTTTTGGCATAATCACATATTCATCTGTACAGCCATCTGGAACATCTTCTTTGTCAAAGAAAAATCTTTTCAGCTTATCTGGTGGTAAAAGTAATCCCTCACGTTCTACTGGTTTCTGTTGATACAGACAGTTAAAAGAAATCTCGTCCATTGATTCTTTTGCGTCATTGAAATACTTTTCTGAAAATCCATTCACAGTGAATAAGAAATTGCTTTTTCCATCATCTGTTAATGCCGGTATTGCAATAAATCTTGCTCTTGGGTTCCCGGCATACAATTGTTGAAGTTTTCCAATAGGATCATGCACAGACCATCTGGTGGCAATGTAAAATTCCTTGCATCCATCAAGTCTACGTGAGCGAAGATCATTTACTACTTTCGTCCATAATGTATCAAGTCGGCTCTTATTCAATGCTTCTTCTATACCAGACACAAGGTCATCCGCTGTAAGAAATCTGTTACAACGTGTAGCACCAGTCAAAGAACCATCAATTGATCTAAATGTCCATGTTTTGAAACGACCATTTCTTTCAAGATTTACAGTTGTTTCTTTTGCATTACTTGTCTTTTTACTTAAATCAATGTTTGGAAATATCTCACTCCACGTATATTCTACTGGATCATTAATAATTTCCAGAACACCATCATAAAGGGAACGTGTCAAAATACTACTGTGTGCGGATGACAGGTTAAAATCGTTTGGGAACCATCCACCGACCAGGGAAAGAAAGAAATCTTCTAGCGTAGATTTTCCGCAACCTGGCGGTACGCTCAATGCAAATATATCCAGTTTGTCATCCATCAAGTCTTGAAGTGAACCTATAATATTATGCTGCATAAATACATTTCTTCTTGGTTCGTAAAAACGCTCTTTTGGAATACGATTTTTTTCAAGATATAACAATCCACTGTCTACTTGATAATTCTGCGCTTCCAGTAACAAATACTGCCAATAGATATCATCAAAGTCACCACTACCAGTTAATGCGGCACACTTCTCTGCCATGTTATGTGAGTATTGACTTACTTTCATAGCCATTTTCCTTGCTTCTTGGTTTTTGTCGAAAGGAAGGTCAATATTCATATTTAAGAGCAAATCAAGGCAATCTTTTTGATTTTGATAGATTGTCATGTCACTACTGATAATCTGATTTAGGACTGTCCGATACCATTCAAGCGAGCCTTCTGTAATTTTTCCCATAAAAATAGAGCCAGACCTCCTTCCTTTTTAGGATTTAGTCTGGCTCTCGTGTGGCTCTCTTGACTGGTTTATTTATTATTTAGCATTCTCATCAGCTGTCATATCTCTTGTATCTACGATTGTAGAAGCGTTACTTCCTTGAATCTTTGGCACTTCTCCATTCCATTTATCAATTTTCTGTTTTTCAATCAGTTCGGTAGTAAGAGATTCTGCGATTTTTCTATTTGCTTCTGCTTCAGCTTCTGCTTTAATCTTAATAGCTTCAGCTTTACCCTCTGCATCAATTTTGGCCTGTTCCGCTTGGATAGATGCTTTCTCCTTTTCCTGTTCGGCAGCAATCAGTGCAACTTCTTTATCTTTATCAGCTTGTACTTTGGCTGTTTTAGCTTCAATGTTAGCAAGTTCTAATTCTTGCTGTGCATTTACCTTCTTTTGGATTGCGGCCTGTGTTTCATCATCAGTGGAAATGGAAGTAAAGTTTACTGTATCAATAATAATTCCGTATGGCTCAAACTTCTGCTTAAGATATTCGTCAAGTGCTTCATTCAGTTCCTGGCGTTTATCACCGAAAACATCTGTTACTGGATATTTTGCTGTTACTTCCTGCGTCCACGCTTTCATCTTAGGCTTGATAAAGGTGTTTTTTACGGATTCTCCTGATTGACCTTTGAACTGAGTAAATACATCGGTAACTCTATTTTGATCGAATTTATAAGAAAATTCAAGGTCAACTTGAAGTGATTTACCATCTGCTGTTGGTGTCTTGAAGCTTTCGTCTTTTGGAGAATCGCCCTTATCCTCAGATGTAAGATAAGACTGCTCGATTCCAACAGAATACAGCGAAGTTTTTACTGTAGGTGAAATCAAATGCCATCCCTGTGTAAGTACATTCTTAGAGATTCCTCCGTTCATTTTGTACTCTACCGCAATGTAACCAGCCGGAACTCTCACACTGCACTTTGCAACACATATAAGTCCTGCAATGATTACAACAGCTAATCCAATTCCACCTAAAAGTCCTTTTTTCATTTATTATCCTCCTCTTTTTGACTTTCGTCTTTATTTAACTCATCAATAGCATTTCTGCCAATGTGGTTCAATAATTTACCTAGTGGCTGAAATAATTTGTAAAGCAGGAACCATACTACTGCCGCTCCGCATACCACTAGAAATATAAATACTGGATTCATTTAATCACCTAACTTTCTGCAAATTTCAATAAAATCTGGCTTACTAAGTTCTTTCAACTTATCAGCATACTTTGGAAATTCATGCGTATATATCGGATGACCTAAAAGCTTTTCCGCATATTCATATGCAAGTTTTCGGTCATCCCCTGTAAGCATACAAATTCCTGTATAGGTTTCAATTACTACGGCTTCTTGTTTTGTCATACATATCCTCACTTGATAAAATCATCTTTTTAATTCCGTAAAAATATTTTCAATTACTTTCCACTCTGCGAATATTGCCATAAACAGTAATGGTACTGCCGAAAATCCCCAATGATTTTCAATCATTATTTGAATTGTGGCTATCAAATAATCTGCTACCCATTTGAATATTATGAAATTCGCAATTATCCAAAATATTTTTCTGATTTTGTTCATTTGGTCACGCTTTCTTGACTGGCCATTCAAAGCCAAAATCTGAACGTTTGATTTTGCATTGTGGGCTTCCGTCCTTCCAGAAAACTAATCCCTCTATCTCGTGTTCGGAAAGATATTTCTTGATTCCATCAAATGTTCGTTCGACTTCAACGATTTCTTTGCCATGCTTGATTAATTTATTGGATGTGAAATTGTATGGATTATTTTGAAAGCATCTACCAACTGCTTCATATGTGCCATCTGATAATTTCATCCCATAGTTTTCAAGCATTACCGTCATTTCATATGCCGTAATAAACCACTTATCAGCCGGATTATTCTCATCAATCTTTACCCATCCCGGCCAATGACCTGTAATGGAATCTGGTTCACAACAAGGAATAAATCCCTCTGGTGGTATTTTACCTTTCTTACAGTCGTATCGTTTATAATATTTTCCGTCAATTACTGCACAGCAAGAACCATCATATTTAACTGTTGCAATTCCTTCTCCTTCAAGTACCCATTCCATACCTGGATGCACTTTTGGAAGAACCTTTACAACCTTGTGGTCTTTGAATTCTCGCTCAAATAATGTTGGTATCTTTTTCATTTGCTCACCATCTTTCTTTTTGATTTCAAGTATTTTCTGTATTTACGACTGTATTTACGAAGAATTAAATCGAGCATAATGCTATTTGTCTGTTCTACGTTTTCTGACATAGTTGTGAGATATGGATAATCTTCTCTATCATCTACTAATGTCTTGAAGATCAAGTCTAAAGCAAACTGAGCACTGACAGGTGGGTCGCACAGTTCAAAGTCTTTATCCTTGTACCACTCATCAATCTTATTTTGGAATCCATCAAAGGATATTTCTTCGTTCCATATCATACATTCACCTCGAACTCTTTCTTACAGTTGCTTCCCTTGCATTTTAATTTAAGATGCTGAATCTTCGTGTTTGGGCTAATCAAAAGTGCTTTCTTCTGGCAAAAAGGACAACAGGCGTATTTCGTTCCGTTAATATTCCGTATCAATGCCTGTCCATTCCACGGCTCGGGTGGATTCATGTATTCAGAAAAATCTATCCCTTCGGATTCTAATGCTGACTTAATGCTCATTAAAAATCTCCTTAAATTTCTTCCTATTAAAACCATTGTCTTGGTTTCCCCAATACGGATATTGCTCTAAGCATTTTCTCATATAATCGCATGGATGTGCTTTTGCAAAGTCAACAATTTCTTTGGCAGGTGCCTGTTGCATCTTCGCCCTCCGTTCTGGACAACATTTTGTTTCTACGCCCATGTCACTTCAACCCATGAATCTTTCTCAGATTTGCATATCTGTCAATTATTACGTCAATCGTTGTGTAAAGCTGATTGATTGTGATGCAATCATCCTGATGCTGTCTGCGACATTTTGCGATTTCTACAGATTCATCATAAAATGGCGTATCTGAATTTTCACGCACCTGCCTTTTTAAGTCATCGTTGTAACCGCACATTTTATCCAGTTCAGCCTGAAGCTCATTGATTTTATTATTTTTGTCTAAAATTTCATGTTGTTTCTTTTCACATTCTTCAGACAACCGAACAACCTCTTTTTTCAGCTGATCTATCCTCCAGTCCTTCATATCCTCAAATTTCATATTTACCACCTCTGTCTTTGAAAATTGTTTCTTCCAAGCATAAATTTTTCAGCCGAAAAATTATCCTCTACATCAATATGTGCTTCACGGTCTTGCACCTCATATCCGTTTGGTGTTAATTCAAGTTTTGCAGTATATTCAGCGCCACAATTAGTGCATTGCCATGTCACATTTAAAAAGAGTTCTTTTTCTCTAAAAGGTTTTGCGTAATCGGAATTTTCGCATTTCAATATTCCACCGCAAACAGGACAATTGCGTTTATCAAGTAAATCTAGCATTCATTTTCCCTCTTTTGCCTATGCTTCATCTGACAGGCAATCATTTTAGCTATGTTTTCACGTTCCTGTTTTATTCCATGTCCCTGCCGGAATAACTCACATTCAAGAATGTTTCCGCAGTGTGAGCATTCGTCTTTGATTTCTTTACCGCATACCTCAATCATTTTCATCACCACAGTAAATCAGTAAGTAATTTGCAAGTTTTCTAATGTCATTTTTTCCATACAGGCGAATACCATCTTTCAATCCTCTGTCAATTAACCAAACAGCTAACTTTATTGGTTCTACAGGTGGCTCATCTTGGGATTTTTCTATCCTAAAATCATCGATTAAACCACCTCTATTTATAAGTTCAGAAAGTTCACTCATCGGTACTATGCCTCCTTGTTTTCCATCTTCTTTTCCTTCCAAAACTCACAACAGCATTCTGGTTCCGTAAAGTCTGCACAATATTCGCTATCACCATTAAAACAAACCCATGTGAAGTCATCATGTTTTCTACAATTCTTGCAACATTTTTCTTCCATAAACACCTCTTGTTAAAAAAATCCAGTGTGCCGACTTGAACGGCATAAATCTCCCAACGAGAAACACTGGAACTTTAAGGGGGAAAATGCAACTTCTGGCAATGGCAATTTGCCAGATAGAAACAACAGGAATCGAACCTGTGTCACATGATATTCAATATCATTGCTCTACCACTGAGCTATGTTTCTTTTTTCATCATAAAACGCTAAACTAGATGATTTTTTTAGAATCCCCGACTACCACTCCTCACGGGCATTGGTCTTATCTCTCTAAAAAGTTTTTGCACAAGATCGCTAGTGAGTTGCGTCTATATGCCTGCACGAATGCACACAAACGCATCCGCATTTATGTGCAAGAACTAACAATAGCTATGCTAAAGTAAGATATCCTATCTACACCTGGTAGATGGAATTGCAGGAGACGGATTCGAACCGCCGTTCTCAAGGATATGAGCCTTGCGAGATTCCACTTCTCTATCCTGCCGGAACCCGGAAAAACCGGGTTAGCAATAGGTTTATCGTGTTATGCTTTCCACTATCTACAAGTTTTAGTGCTGTAGATTCACTGGATATTTTTATGCGTCTTTGAACGGCATCTCTTGAAAACTCCTTTTATTAACGTGCGCTGCGTTAATGTTTTTAACTCCGAGATATACCAGCCGGGAAATCAGATCCATTTAGGCTACGCCGTATCGCACCTATAAATTTACCTAATCCACACGCTCAACTGGAAGTTTTTTCCACCCATATTACGGATGAATGGCATTTAGAAGAAATGGAAGCTCTGGGATTCGGACCCAGGACTTACGGCTTATGAGGCCGTTGCTCTTACCGCTGAACTAAGCTTCCTAAGATACCGAATTATTTGACCGCCATGACAAACAATCCGGCACTGTTGCAGTTCTTGACCGCCAGCTGCAACAAAGGTTTTCTGAAACGCTTTTGGATTTCAGAAAGTCTTCCGGGACATTTGAAGCCCCTTTAATCAGCCCCGTTGGGCTAGAAGGCCGAAGCGAAAGTTGTATGAAAAAGAAAAATATTTGCAATATGATAAATATTGCAAACTGGGCTAGCTGGATTCGAACCAGCGAATGCAGCAGTCAAAGTGCTGTGCCTTACCTCTTGGCGATAGCCCATCAACCCCGGCGCACCATTAAGACCGGGGAAGTCGTGATATATAAGTTTATGTAATTAATATAATAAGTAATTAGCACTTACGCTACTCTGGATGCCTCGACTTATCACTTTCATAGGCTTTTCCGAGCCTACATGGATTAAGTCGAAGCGGCGCTTTTATGAATTTAACCCTCTCGATTAACTCAATCGGGATAATTCCAATTGGAATTGGTAGATACATTTGTCACCTCGTGCAAATTAAGAAAATATTCAGTGCGAAACATATTTCTAAACAAATGCAGAATAAAATCTGTATTACGCTTGTCTTTCCTTCTTCGTCCAGTATTGCTAAAGTGCCGGCTAGAACCAGAACAAAAAATGCAAGATTTACAGCTGTTCCGATTACATTAAGTGCATTCATTGTCTTTTTCCTCCCCGATTAAGAAGTCCAGAATTTTTTCTGCAATCTCTTCCTCTGGCTCAAATGGCATTCCACAGTAATTGTAGGATTCTAAAGCCGATTTTAGGCTTGATTTGAAACCATTGTAAATTTCTCCATGCTGTAACAGTTCGTGCCTTAAAACACAAATTGCATCAGTAATTGATTGAGAAGTGACACTGATTTGTGCCAAGCACTCCATCTCAATGTCTGGAACAGCCATCATTTTAAATTCAACCACTGGTATTTCATCTACTGCGGTATGAAAATTTACTGATTTCACTCTTGGAACTTCATTTCCATCAATAAAGCATTTTGTACCAAGCCAATCATAAGGGTTGGGGTTTGTGATTTTTACGACGCTCATCCTTCTTCCACCTCCCCGAAATATTTCTTGTAAAGGTCGATATCGGCAAAACCTAATTTTTCCTTAACTTCTTGAATGCTTTCCAATTTCAAATCTAAATAGGAAACATCTGTTTCCTCGACTTTTACACCAATGTCGCCTACTTGTTTCATATGCTCACGTATTCCGGCTTCAACAAGCGTGTAGCAAGAAAACCAGTTTCCTTTATCCGTTATAAAATACGTTCTCATCCGGTATGAACCAAACAAATTCACTTTTTCTTTATCAAGTTCGATAACTTTTATTGCTGTTTCGGTGTTGTATAACTTTCCGTCTTTACAAATTGCTTTTTTATGAAAATAATTTGTTTTCTTTTCAACTCTGAACACGCCATGCGCTATTTCTTCTGAACTAAAGCCTTGGGATTCAGAAACACCTTTTTTATTTTTTGAGAAAAATTTAAGCACGTCTTTTCCTCCCGAAATATTCATCAACTGCCTGTCTTACAATATCAGATGCGCTCCTGTCTGTCCGGTTCTTCTCTTCCAGGAGCCTTTTTTTCTGTTTTTCGGAAAATCGGATGCGGATGGATTCGGATTGTGGGTTTGGTTTCATAAGCACTTACCTCAACTTACAATTTCAATTGGATATCCTAAATATGCTTCCAACTCTGAAACAGTCAGTTTACGTGGTTTCTTTATTTCAACATCAACACGCTGTATGATGTTGTCTGTTGTCTTTGCGATTGCCTTTCCAGTATAACTTTCAAGCTCTTCGTTTGCATATACATTCAAATGTTCATATCCATATGCCCGGCACCATCTTGCAGCTGAATCAGTAATTTTTTTAAGTTCTTCCAGTTCATTACCGAATATCTCTGAGTATCTGATAGCATTGTTTAGATCACTCGTACATACAGGGACAAGAGCCACAACATGTTTATACGGACTCCCGATAAAACGAAAGTATCTATGTGATTCCATTGCTTTTTCACCTTTTGGCAAGTTAAATCCTTGAGCTATTGCTTTTTTAAGCAACTGTTCTGATTCAACATTATTGTCTGTAACGATGCACTTATTCGTAAAATCAATCATCTTTATCCCCCTCCAAGAGTTTATATAGAGTGCTTCTTGAAACTCCTATAGTCTCAGCAAATTGTGCTTTTGTTATTTCTCCCATTTGCCAACTTCGTTTGGTTTCTTTGAAAAGTTCCTTATCTATCTCTTTTTTTGCGCGGCCTTTATATTTGCCTTGCGTTTTTGCTATTTCAATACCTTCTTTTTGACGCTGCCGAGTGTTTTCTCTCTCTCTTTGGGCTACATATGAAAAAAGCTGCAATACAATGTCTGTAATTAAGGTTCCTGTTAAGTCTTTATCCTGGCATGTGTTAAGAAGTGGCATGTCCTGTACGATAATATCGGCTCCAATTTCTTTTGTGATACATCTCCACTGTTCAACAATTTCATTGTAGTTTCTTCCAAGACGGTCAATTGAATGGATTATCAGTATATCGTCTTTAGTTAGTTCTGAAATCATTCTCTGGTACTCTGGACGATTGAAGTCTTTCCCAGATTTTTTATCCATATAAATTTTTTCAACACCATCTGCTTTCATTGCTTCAATCTGTCTCGCTTCATTCTGCTCTATTGTTGATACCCTCACGTAACCTATTTTCATACATAATCCCTCCCGTTTATTTATAAGTCAATTATACACGTACTCGAGTATTATTTCAAGTGTTTTATACTCATTTATGAATATTTTTATTGACTATTTAAACGGTTTTGATTATGATTACATTAATAGGAGGTGATTATATGGTTTCGGATAAAATAAAACAAATTATGAAAATGAAGAAAATTACTAGTGTTCAATTAGCTAACCATTTAGATATGCTTCCACAATCTCTTGCAAACAAATTTTCAAGAGGAAGTATATCCGCAGATGAGTTAATTCAGATTCTTGACTTCCTGGAATGTCAACTTATAATCGAACCCAAACCAGATGTCTTGATTAAATTAACAACTGACGATATCAGAAGGGAACCGTAATGGTTCTCTTTTTTTATGCCCTAATTAGTCCCTGCCATTGAAGCAACAGTCTAAATGCTTCTTTTCCTGCCTTTCTGTGTATTACCTTGTTTTTAGTATGTCAGAGAAACAGTTAAGGCTTACTGCTTGTCGTGTTCGAATCACTATCCCTGCCATGTTAAGGAGAGCTTTTTTGTTTTTTCGGGCGGTTTCGGTGGTAACTACCGCTGACCGGAGGTTTATATATACCCCCTCCCGGTCATCCAGTACGGACGCTGGCAAGTCAGCCCACCGCCCAATGGGAACCGCTGCCCTTGCCCGGTCGCTGTTTATCGTAGGCCTTCGGCAGTGGTCAAGGGAATACTATGAAAAATCTATTGTAATATTGCACAAAAAACAGTGTTTTATAAAATGTATTTTTAGGGTGTACCCTATTTGCACATTGCGTATTGCTAGATATAGAATCCGTTTTCTCGTAATCACAACATATAGTGTTTTTACTGCTATAGTTCCGGCTTTTCCATTTCTGGAAGCTCCAGTGCCGCTTTGTGCTTCTCTGCGATCTGCTGGGCGGTCTGCTGTGGTACACCGTACTGTTGCGTTGCTTGTACTGGTGCCGTTTCTGCCATACCGTATGCAGCTTTTGCAACAAATATCAAATTCGCATTTGTTCCGGTCTGGTTATGCAGTCTATTAATTGCACAGTTTTTACAAATATCAAACCATTTTTTAGCCGTGTCACCATGTGACGAGTTTGTTCTATACACTCCATTCATCCAGTCAGTAAACGTTGTACGATTAATCCCAACTAAAAAGCTAAATACTTCTAGGGTTGGTAATACATGATATTTACTGCATAATCTCACATAAGTATTAAACATTTTATCTAATAGCTCTATATTGTCATTACTTGGCTTTTGTATATGATCTGCAATATAAAAAATCATATCTACAAAGCTATCTGATACTTCTTTCTTATAGTTTTCGTTATCTGGTGATATACATAATACAGTATTTATATATTCATCAGCATATATATTAATATTATCTAAATAGATATCTACGTCTTGTATATTTACTGTATTATCTTTCATATTATCACCTCACTTTAGCACGTTAATTTCCAAATAAAAAAAAAAGAATGTCACCAGGTAAAGCTTATTCCCGGAAAATTTCCGGGTGTTCGGGTACATTCTCTAAAACTTAAAATAAAATATTCTGTTTTCTTTGTTGCTGATACCTTAACACAGTTTTTAATATCTTGTCAAATTTAATTTTGCATAAAATAAAACCCTTTATTTTGTCAGTAATTAATAAATAATATTTGTGGTATTATATTATAATCTTCATTTATATTTATATTATATATATTATTATACAGTACTGTATAGCATATCTTTTAATAAACTCTAATCTTAGGAATCTAGGAAGGGCAGGTATTATATTATAAAATATATTATATAGGGCGGCTTATTTTCGCAGTTTTAAATAATAAAAGCCAGACCTTCCAGGAGCTTACCCGGCGTGATCTGGCTTATTAGGCAAATATTAAATTAACGGTTTTTCTGTACTGTCAGTCCTGCCCTTCCTGAGTTCCCGCGACCGTCGTTGGTAATAACGTTACTGTAAGTTTTTCAGAAAGTCAAGACCAAAAATAAAAAATATTTTTCTTGACAAAAATTAAAAACCTGTGCTATTAATATCTTAACAGCTTCGGCGGTGGGGCTGTTAACCCCTCGATTGTCGTTACGCCGCCATAAATAAGCATTTTAAAAGCCCCGGGAACTTAATCCCAGGGCTTTATTTTATGGCTAATTCATTCTTTTTAGTATTTCTTTTTCCAAAAATCTAGATTCATAAAAATTTTTATTATTTGCATATTCCTTTAATAAATTTTCATTTGACAATTTTAACATGCTATAAACTTCTTGCTTTCTTTTCGAGAGTTTTTCCTGTTCTTCCTTTATTCTTTCCAATCTTCCATTTACCACGGCTATTGTTTCAAGATTATATAAATCTTCACCGTTTAGGATTCCAGATTTTATCAACTGATATTCTTCTAGATACATTTTATTTTTAATTTCATCATAATACAAATAACTTGATTCATCAATGATTTGCATAATTTTAAAATCAAAGTCATCATTTTTTAGAATATCTTGTTGTATTAATTTGTTATTGTGTTTTCCTCTTCTAATTTCGCAAGAGTGAGATTCAGCACGTTTTTTTAATTGTGTTGAAGATCCTATATATCTTTTTCCGGTTCTTCGGTTTATTATTGTGTATACTCCACACTGATTTTTATTTGGAATATTATTTAACTTGCTCACTGTAACCACTTCCTTTCTATGATTACAGTATATATTATTAGTGCTTAATTGTCAATGTTATTTTGTGCTTAATTTACTTTTTCATTTTATCCATTTTATCAAGTTCCGCAAGGATTAACTCCCTTGCAAAAGCATTGGTTTTTAATCCGTATGAATTTATCCTGTCAAGTGTTCCTTGTGGCAGAATTACGTTTATTCTATCCTTATTTTTCATACATTTCTTTACTGCTTCTCTATTCTTTATTGCTTTTTCTTCCGCTGTTAATTCTGCCATATTTAGCCCTCCTTTATTTTTCTTTATTATAATATGTAAGTGCTTAATTGTCAATAATTTTAGTGCTTAATCAAATTGCATAATTTTGCAACGCTTATTAGTGCTTAATTTGGTTGTTATGTCAATTGCAATTAGTGCTTAATTAGAGTATTATAATATCAACAAAGGAACACAAGAGACAAACAACCGGAACCACCCGAACCACTCAACACAATGAGGACATAAGGGAAACGGACTGATTAATTGAAAAACTCTAGTTCCCAGAAAATAAAAAAGCCCGGGCAAGCTTCCAACTAATCCCGGGCACCAAACTAAAAAGAAAGGCAACCCCATTATAACAGGGGTAAAGGTGAAAAACAATGAAAAAAATCGAAACATTAGTAATTAGAGACCGCAGATGGTTTCAAAAATTATATGGAAATACTTATCACACAGTAACGATTGTCGTAAATGGCCATATTTTAAAAAGTAGTATTCAGTATGGCTATGGAAATCAGTATCTTGTTACCGCCGCTGATCTCCTTCGTGAAAATGGTTATGATATTCCAGAGAATACCATGGAAGCATTGAGAATGTTAAAGGATCTTTCTGAAAACGATTATGAAGTCATTGACGTTAAGAGAAAGAAAGATCTGTAGGAGGTGCGTAAATGGTAACAATCAAGAAAGCAACACAAGCACAGACAATCGCCGCCATAAAAAGCGGCGATTTCTCCACAGTTGATACAATCAACAGAAAAGCTGAAAAGGAAGCAATGGAAATCTTCAAGGCTGTTTCCGATGGAGCTATTAAATTGGCTTATTGGGATATGTCCCCGGTAAAGCTCCGGGACGGTAAAAAGTCTGTAATGCGGTACGCGCTGCACAGATCAACGAAAAAAGAAGACTGTTTACAACTCTCCTGTATGGAGCTTATCGGCGGCGAGATCATCCCCACAAGCGACAAACAATTTAAAATTAATGATGATTACGACCGCCGGGAATTTTTCCGCAGTCTTCCGAGCGTTACAAAAATGACTTTAAAATAATAAGGGGCTTAAGATTCCTGGCAAGTTTTTGTACTGTTTATTTTTGGCTTAGCGTATGATATAATAACATAAAATGGGGGGTAATACATATGATAATGTTAAAAATGGAAAAATGGGAAAGCGTTGTAAATGAAACTATTAAGCATTTTTTTGATAATTATAAAGTATTTGATGATAATAACAAAGCTTTAGAAAATAAAAGCCTGTATCAATACATTAATGATATTTGCGAAAAAGGCCCGGAAACAGAAATCTTGCACTTTTTATTTACTGGCGAAAGTGAATATATCCAATTTGCGGGAAAGTACAATATTTCTTTGTACGATGAATTTTCACAAGAACTTGAAAACAAATTGATTAATGAATTTTATTCCATTAATCAAAAGCAATTCTGTGACGATCTCGAAAATTTTACAGATTATTTTTTAAGTGAACACACAATTTTATTGAAAACATATATTTATGATATTCTTGATAGTTTTACGGCTGAAAAGTTAAAAAACCTTATTTTTAAATAGTTTTCACCGCTTCCCGGTTTCCAGACCGGCGGCACGTTCACGGCGTGCAAGCGGTTTTTTGGCATTCTGCCAGATACATCTTGCAAAGTTAATATAATAAGTCAATCAATTAACGCGCTATTTTATCCGTAAATCGTTTTTTATGCTGTTAATGGTGATTTATGCCACGTTTGCATTATAAGCCGTTTATGAGCCTTTAAAACGCTTTATAGTGTGTTGTATGGTTTATTGACTGTCTGCGGCTATGGGTGTATAATAGCCTTGTATAGCTATGTTCGGCTATGCTTTATTTGTGTACCTTTTCAATTGGCGCATTGTGTCCGCTTATTTGTGCCGGCTTTGCGTTGATCTGCCGAAGCTGTCCGGGCTATATAACAATTATGGCTACAACAACTATATTGCAATACGCTTGTATAGCACCATATTTGCCATTTTAAGGCGTTTTATAACCGCAGTCGATAAAGTATAGGCTAAATACATTAAAAGCCATTAAAGACGCATTTAGCAAGACTATTATTGTATTATTCGGTATTCTTTGTTATGGCTTATTATTCGTGGTCGGTTGCTTTTTATTTGCCACAACTACGGCTGGCGGTCTGCTTCGTTGGTGTTCAATTGTTCCGGGTGGTTTCCTGGCTTCATCAGCTCGGCGCTGTATCGGTTCCCGGTGCTGTCCCTGGTTGATTTGTGCCGGCGGAAAAGTCGCAGCTGTTCAAGACTTCAATAGTTGCAACTAACTTATGAATAATCTCCAAATTCCAACATCATTTTGGCGGCCAAAAATCAAGGAAATCCAGAAAAAAAGTGGCAACCAGAAAAATTCTCGCATTTTCTAGCTGCCACTTAAATTTTAATTTTGCACAAATATTTCTATAGCGTAAAGTTCTGATTGATTCAAAATTCACAATTTATTTAATCCTTCTTTCTTCCGTGTTCCATATCTTCTGTGAGATGATTTTTCTAAACGTTGCGTCCTCTTCATTTGTGACTTTGAAAGTTTTTTCTTTCTCTGGTAATTGTCAGTCGTTGTTCCCATTCACGCCCTCCTTATTAATCTTCTGATTCCTGGTTTCAAAGTTTATAATTTCTGTGTCTGTTTCTAATTCTTCCGGGATTCTTCCAACAATTATAACTCGCAGTGGCTTCAATCTCCGTTCCATCTCCTTGAAACCAACGCAAAATTCCAACCGTGCTGCCCTACTCTTTACTCTTCCATTGGTACAACAGGCAACTGTGCTTCCCTCCGGCAGTCCATCAAAGCACCAGTCCCAACAGTATTCCGGTAATATGCTTACGTTCGGAATTACAGGAATATCGTTCAAGATCATGTAGTGAGCCAGTGCATGATTGCGGTATTTGTTCCACAAGCACATAGCCAACGGCATTCCATTCTTTCCAACCGATATGCTGAAATCTGGCATAATGACTGCATGAAAACATTTTAAATGCTTAATATACTTGTCTGGCTGATTCCATAATCTTTGAAACTGTACATCATCCACGTAGAAGTTTACATCCAGTTCCCGGTGGTTCTTAATCTTCCGGCTAAAGCTCTCCGCAAAATCTACAGTATTTTTCCCTGGATGGATAAAAGTCTTTGGAATTTTAGGGATTCCGTACTGTCCAACAAGCTCTGCATCCGTGATTAAAAACTCTTTCATTACGTCATAAGCTGTATGTATCATTGATTCCACTCCCATTTTTTTCTCTTATAGTGCTAAAAGGTACTTATATTTGAAAAATACCATATCTTGTGTCTTAATGCAAGTTTTCCTACTAAATATCTTGTGTTGTTCTGGATGTAGAGTTAAAATCATATCGTCAGAACGGCGCAAGGGAAACCCCCATTTTTCAATGCTTCCAGACCTTAATTGAAATGTTAGTGTTGCACATGTAGCCGCCAACGGTTCCACGGTAATTTTTTCAAAAAGTTCATTGACAATCTGCCTGTTAATGTCTTTTGGATTAACGCCCTTAAACTTTTCTAACTGTTCTTTAATAGCACTTAATTGTATTTCTACTGGCTCTGGACTTTTGGTATTTTGGATTTCTAGAATATGGCTCTCAATCTGCTTTATCTGCTTCACGTATTCTTTATTTCTTGAAATAAATTCATCATCAGATATTTTTCCATCCAGATTATATTCCAGTATTTTTTCACGTTTTTGTTTTAACAGATCAATCTGTTTTTCAAGTCGTGAAATTTCGTTTTTATTGTCTGGAATGTTTTTGATCGAGGACTGCAAAATTTCAAAATATTCCTCCAAAATGCTATCAATGTTTTCAGAAGATTTATTTATTAATTCTGCGATTACTTCTTTCAGTTCTGATTCTGCCAGTCCAAATGAATCACATGAAGCTGCTCCGTTTTTTATCTTATAACTGCATACCCATCGAACATCTTCTTTTCCTCGAATATAATGCTGCTTCATCCAGTATGGAGCTCCGTCATTTGCGCAGAAAAGTTTTCCAGTGAAAATATTTTCGTTTTTAAAAGAGGTTCTTCTTGATTTTATAGCTTCTCCACGCTCTCTTAAATATGCGTTTGCCTTTTCCCAGGTAGTTTCATCAATGATCTGCGGTACTCTGGAACCATCATCCTTAAACATTATCCATTCTGACTGCGGAAGAAATTCTTGTTTCTTGGTGAACATATCGACAACCTTTACTTTTCCTCCACAATAGTATCCTTTGTATTTTGGATTCCGAATAATATTTTTTATGACATCCCGGTTGATTTTCCCACCTTTGAAACTTCTGTATCCCATATCCCAGAGTTTTTTTTCGATTCTTGGCGTAGATATTCCGGAAGCGTAATCTTGAAAAATCATTCGAACCATGTCCGCTTCTTCTGGAACCAGTTCGAGTTTTCCTTGATTGTTTGAGTATCCATACATTCTGTGCCCGAGAACAACACCATTTTTGATTGACTGTGCGTGTCCAAATTTTACTCTTGAAGAAAGCTTGCGGATTTCGTCCTGTGCAACTCCGGCCATAATAGTAAGTCTGAACTCACTATCATCATCAATAGTGTTAATTCCATCATTTTGGAACCACACGCATACGCCGTAAGATAACAATTCCCTGGTATATTGGATGCTGTCAAGAGTATTTCGTGCAAATCTTGAAATTTCTTTCGTAATAATCATGTCAATTTTTCCGAGCTTTGCATCTCTGAGCATTTTTTGAAATTCTTCTCTTTTATCCGCATGTATTCCAGAAATACCATCATCAATGTAAGAACCAGCAAACTTCCATCTGTTGTTAGAATGTATCAGCTCTTCAAAATGTTCCTCCTGGTGCTTAATGGATGCTTGCTGTTCAACTTTTTCAGTAGAAACCCTGGCATAATAAGCAACATTTAGTTCAATGTCGTAAATAGAGCAATTTCTTAATTTTTCTCTGACATAATAAATATTCATAGTGCATTTCTCCCTTAATAAACAGGGAGTGGAATCATATAAAGTATAACACCTCATATAAATCCACTCAATACATTGTCGTTACTTTCTAATGCTGATTTCAGCTTTAATTTTATCTCTTGTTTTCTCATCTATCAGACCAAGTGAGAACATTCTTTCGTTTATGGCATACAATATAGCTTTTTCCATTAATTGTCCCTCCATATAATTATCTCGTTTTAAGCGCTGTTTTTCTTTATCTTTTGTATGCCCTATAATTTCTACCATTATTCTCTTTTGAACGATTCTGCACTATTTTAAGTACACAATTATCACGTTTCACAACAAATCAAATATATTGACCTGTCCATCAATCTGAGATTCTTCCAGATTGTAAAATTTGCAAGCTATATAATCTGGGTTCCAAGCAACTTCCAGTTCGTATTGCAAGCACTGCGGATGCTTACCACCACGGAAGAATCTGCATTCCGAACAGGTATGCTGATAAGCTGTACCGCCAGACCGCTTATACATTTCGCTTATCTTCCTCATAGAATCACTCGCTTTACTCTTGACTTTCCTCTCACTTTCTTCTTGAAGATACCATTTTTAACACAATCCCTCGGATCACATCCTCTGCTATGTTCTTCGATCAAGATATAATCACAGGTTGCATTTGTGCTCCATGCATTTTCGCTCTTGCTGTAATAGTCGCATTTTGAGCATTGTCTCCGCTTTAAGCCTATAATTTCAGTGCTTTTTAATTCTCTCCATGGTTTTCTATCTGGCAATTTTCCGCACCTCCCAATCTGGCATTATCTATAATTTTTAAAAGGTCTGGACTTAGTTTTCTTCGTTCTTGTTCTCTCTGTACTTCTGCCCGGTAAGTCCTTTGAAAGTTGGACTGAACTACACTCCACCATGTACCATCCACATTTTCAGATACTGCCCATTCTCTAAGCTGCGCCGGACTTGATACTGCTTTTTGGATAATTTTTGGGAGCTTATCAAACTCCGTTTCTGCATATAATGCAGAGCTTTGAATGGCTCTGCGTACCTTTTCCCATGCTTCCGTTTCATTCAGCTCTTCTTTTTGTGTCTGAAGGCTCTGCGCGCATTGCCGTAATGCAGCTATTGTAGGTTCTTTCCATTCAGTTTGCATATATTTCTTCAACCCAAAACTTAAAAGCTTGTAATCTAGGTCTTTCAAAAGTCCGTACCATGTATCAAAAGCATTCTGATCTGGCAGAAATGATGGAGAAGTGTACACAGCTTTCATTGCCTTTACCAATACCGCCCATTCTTCTCTTGTCATACCCAATTATCCACCTCGCTTACCCTGTTTTGGATTTTCTCCATGTAGCTGCACGGTCTATTCGTAGACTTGTCTGCGTATTGCCCTTCAAATACTTTTGCGAAATTTCCAGGCTTCAAGAACCAATCAAACGTAACCATCCAACCATTTTTATTCTGCCCTTGCAAGAAACTACTATGGCGAATGTTCTCAATGGCTTCTAAGATATCATCTATATGGTTCTGACGGATTCTGGCTTTCACCGCTTGTTCTCGTTTTGGTGTCATTCTTTTTACAGGGTTAATACCAAATTCTTCCAGGCTGTTCCATTCGGTGATAATTCGTTGGACGTCAGTCTGACGAATAGTATCTTTAGATACTATTAAATCATTTTCTTCTTCTATTTCTTTTTCTTTATTATCTAATTCTTTTTTATCTAGTTCTTTATTATATACTTCTGCCGAGCTAACGTTAGCTTTACTGTTAATTTTACTGTAAAGTTTACTGTTAGTTTTACGCTCTATTTTGTCTTTCTGCTTTTTTCGATATTCTTGCATATAATTTCGCATATATTGGCTTTTCTGCTCAATTTTATCGAGATTTTGATATTTTCCCCAGTTCGGAATTGTGTAAACGCCGGAAACAATTTCGATCATTCCGTAGTTCTCAAATGTTTTTAACGCTAATCGAACTGTGTTAATATCTCTCCTGAATACTGTCGCTAACATTTCATCAGTATATGCAATCTTATCGTTTAGGATAAAAACACCGCTGTTGTTATTTTTTCCGGCTAAGCACAACAATTTAAACCAGATTACGATAATGCTATCCGCACTTGGCAAATTTTCAATTAGCATTATTTTTTCATCATCAAAAATGTCTGAACATATTTTTATCCATTTTACATCGCTTGCCAATTTTGAAATTCCTTTCTCCAATTCCTGGCTTTTTCAAAAGTGTTTATTTTAATTCAACTTCAATTCCATTGATTTTCAGTTCTCCATTTACTGGAATTACAAGGGATGGATCGCCGTTTATTTCTTTCAGTTCAATCAGAGCAATTTTATCTGGCTGAATGCAGATTGTTGCATCTGGTGTTACAATTTTTGCAGTTTTTGAATTATGGATATTATCAAGGGCAACAGGCTCATTGTTGAAATACATTCCCCAGTTTTCTTTAAAATCTGATAACTTCTCGCCTGGAATTCCGCAATATCCAAAAATATGTTCCATTTCATCACATGATACAGTTATCATCTCTGGGCTGTCTTTCTTCTGTTCTCTTATTTCCTGCAAAGATTCAACCAGATTTTCTGCGAAATTGAATGTTTTATTTCCTTCGAAATTGTCCATGATGAAATCTGAAAAGACATTGATCTCATTGCCAGGTATACGTGGAATTGGTGCTCCAAGAACATTTTCGATGAAGTCTGGATGAATATTCTTTGTGTTTTTGTTGAAATACAAGGTTCCATGAATATCAGTGCTTCTGTCATTAAATACTGGGAATAAGAATCCTGTTTCTGGTCTTGAGACTACCCAATCACGAATTCTGTCTTTGATGTTATTTTCAGCCACATCATAGCTAAGCCCAGCCTTTGAAAGATTTACTGGACAAATGCTGCACAGAATGTGTTCATAGATTTCTTCTGAAGAATCGTGCATTTCGGTTCCATCAGAAGCTTTTCCGGGAATGTCATATACTGCATGAATGAGAACTATGTAGTAATTTTCGTTATAATCGTAATTTTCAATCACTTTGTCGTAGAACTCGTCCAAAAGCTCATCATCTTTAAGCTTACTTTCTCTGATCCGCATAAGAAATTCCTGTGTTCCACCCTCTTTTTCCTGTGCTAATGGAAAATCAAGGTTCATAAGGTTCTTTCCAAGTCTGCCAGACATGGTTTTCTTGAAAATGTCAAAATACTTAAACATTTCTTCCTCTGGAAGAGACAAGAACGCTTCTTTAATTTTGGTTTTCTTATTCTTTTCTGCATCCACATAACAACCGCAAATGCGTGTGATTGCACAATTTGCCGGTGTAAACTGCTTCTTAATCTCTGCGATTTCTTTCTTGTTCATGATTAGTCCTCCCTATTTCTATTTTTATTTTTGATTTTTTCATAATAAAAAGTCACATCCTCTGTAACAATTCTAACAATTCCAAACCTTTCTCCGACTTGAAACGGAATGCTATCCCTCATAAGTCTTTTGGGAATCTCGGAAAGATATTTTCTGAATTCTTCTAGTTCTAAAGTTGATTTGTAATGATTGCAAGAACGACACGCAGGAAGCATATTGGAAATATCATCCTCGCCGCCACGATACACAGGCTTTACGTGATCTACTTGCATATCTTTATATTCCAACGTGCAACCGCAATAAGCACAATGTCCCTGGCATTTTTCATACACTTTCATACGTTCTTCTTTGGATAATTTTCGTCTTTTTGGAATCGCCATATTCATACCTCCAAATGTAGCTATAATAATTCATGTTGACTAATTCTTTCTGCTTCTCTTGCCTGTTTCTTCTCAATCCACTTATTAATTTTCTCATCGGATATCATGTACATTTGCTTTAGCATTTCGATGCAGATCAACACATCTGCAATTTCTTCTATCATGTTATCACGGTTGATTCTTCCGCGCTTTGCCTTACTGATTGCCTGGATAAGTTCTGCACATTCTTCCATGCAGACCGTGCTTTGATTGTTTTTACCGTAGCGCTGAATGCTATCTGCGATAACGCCTTTATCAATCTTTATCCCTGTGATTAATCCGGAAAGAGCCTTTGCGCCAGAATCACACGCCCATGCTTCTTTTAAAAATTTTTCGCCCCATGTCCAAGTATTTTCGGCTCCGTCAATGAACTGCAAATGCTGGTCTCTCATATCGGATAATATTTCTTTGGCTTCTTTAACGTCCATTCTTCATCTCCTCTAACTTCTTCTCTATTGGATTAATAATCTCTTCTAATACCTGCTGCTCGTAATTTTCTTTCCAAAATTTCTCTCTTTTCCAAAACGGAACTTTTTTAACTTCACCTATTAAATCAATACACGCCATAGCTGTCAGCATTCCCCAGCATCCGTCACAGGCTCTTTCATTGCACCAGTTTACAAATTCTTTAAATTTCATTCTTCATCTCATCCAATTTCTTTTCAGCTTCTTCCCGGGTAAGGAATACTGATTTCCCAAGCTTACTTTTCGAAAATCCATCAAGATTAGGATAAATTCCGCTGTTTAACATCCAACTAAAATAGGCTTCGTGCATATTAACTGAAACCATCGTGATTCTCAATTCTGAAACAAAATTTCTTGTTGGAACATATACTGTATCTCCAACCTTACACGGTAATCTCACAAGCAAGCCCTGTTCTTCTAAGTCTTCATAATCGGCAAGTTTTTTAAACACTTGTTGGATATAGCAATTCTTGCATCCATCTACTACGTATTTACAAAATTCTTCGCAAGTTTTATTCCCAACGCCAATGATATATGTGCATTCATCGTCTGAATAATCTGTTAATCTCTCCATCATTCCACCTCTTTTACTTCTTGATATATAATTGCCATATTGAAATCACTTCTAATAAACTTTAATGTCAGTTTATGATTTACAGCATTTCCAAGTTGATCGTAAATCCAGTACATATCCCCTTGGTCAAAGTTTGTACCCAGATATCTGTTAAGGCTTGATATCAGTTGTTCTCTCCATTCATTATTTCTTTTGTGCGAACTGTACGGCTCTCCTTTTGCCATTGGCCTTGAACACCATTCAAGTAGCTTGCAGATAATATCTTCTTTATCGGTACAATTCTTTGCTGTGAAATATACGTTTCCTTTTTCGGAAAGAATTATTTCCCCAAATCTGTTTATGTAGCTCCCGGGGAAGCATTCCATAAGACCGAAAATTTCATCAGTCATCTACTTCACCTCTTCCATCTGGCTTTCTACAGTATCTGCAAGTAGCTTCAACGATCCAATTAATGTATACGTCAATTCTGTTCTGTCTGGGTATTTAGCGAATGTTCTGACAAGGTTTACCGCATCCTTGATTTTTCCTTCATCTTCGACGATTTCGGATGCTTCAAGCAATGTCTTTTCAAAGCTGTAAGTAGCGATCTTATTATCGTAAAAAATCAATATGTTTGGAAGTGGAATTTCGATATGGTTTAAATGGTTTTCTCTCGCCCATTTGAATCCCTGAAACCTTGCTATTTTCAGAACACTCAAATATTCTTCCCGCGTTCTTACAAATACGTTTTTTCCTGTTAAATCAATCATCATAATTTCCCCCCTGTAATCTCATCAATACACTGGTTCCAGCCCTCCACAAATCCTGCATCAGACGTATTAGCTGGATAATCTCCATTGTCTTTTTCTGGCAAATCCATAAGCGGACACCAATCAGGTCTTGATTTGCTTTCGCAATCATAATGTTCTTCTGTCATCAGAATTGTACCATAATCTAAACAGTCAGCTAATTCACAGCATCCCTCATATTCAAGATTTCCACAATATTCAGTTCCGAACGGGCAGCCATAACATTTTCTGGCGTGTCAATCACTAATACTGATTTGCTCATTCAACTCCACCGCCTTTCACGATTTCGATTGCCCTGCTCAGTCCAGCATTGTATCCTTGATGCACATCAGATAAAATACATTCCGATTCAATGAATTTATCTCTTTTCAACTCACCAACAACCTTGTCCACATCAAAAGCTGTCGGCTGCTCGTCCACAATATGTATATATCTGTCTATAATCTTCTGTATTGGTTCTCCTAAGATATTTTGAAGCAGTATATCTTTTTTTAATTTATCTGTGTCGATTAACCGCATTCCTCATCCCTCCTTATACGGCTTTGGAAGTGGCATCCAGGCCATAATATCAATCCAATCATAACCGCCGTCGAGATAATATCCATTGGAATCAATGAAGCACGTATCTTGCCATGTTGTTTCTCCGTTAGTAACCAATATTTTTTGTCCATCATCTGGCATTTTGCAGTCAAGCATATACTGTATATCATTTGATATGGATTCTTCTGCACGTTCTTTTTCTGATATCTGATGATATTTTACTGGAATCCAACCGTTTTCTTTCTCGTCCTGTTCCAGATCGTCTTGAAGCTTCTCAATCATATCTTGAACAACTTTGACATACACCCCAGCGTATTTGTAGCAGTCTGAATATTTATCCTTGTACTGATTTAGTCTGTCTTTGATATGGCTCATTCTTCCACCTCCTCATAAGTTTCTCTGAATATATCTGGTTTACATGGATAAAATTCACCGTGAACACCGCGGATGATATAGTCACCAATATTCGCCAGATGTTCGCCCTCAAGTGTCTTAATAACCAATCCACCCGGAACCTTCCATTTGTCGATATAGAAGTTATCAGATACAATCGGGAAATTAGATGTCATATACTCCTCCGGGCAATTATTATTTGTCAGAAAATCAAATATTTCCCACTTATTTGTACCAGTCCACTGTACTGCGTCAATTACAACTGGCTTCTTTCTGTACTTCATACTTCCACCTCGCTATCCTCTGGCATCTGAAATACAGATTCTTTACCGTTCCACATATCGTCATTTCTTACTGCCATAAACTCATAATAAGCTTCTTGAATCATATCCAGTACCTTCATAGCTTTTGCTTCTGAAGAATATTTACCAAATCTATATCTGTTTCCGTTCTCTAGGCTTAAAATAACAAAATCCTTGTCATTTTTCGCAATATAAACTACAGTCGAATTGCTAAAGTTTAATAAAATTGCTTTATTCTGACTTCTGATTAACATTTTGTGTCCTCCTCGTCTCTATAATTCATAACAACGGTAATTATCTTCACCAGAACTTTTTGAATCTGGTCGTAAATGTGATGATCATCAGTTCCGAAATGAGAGTTCAGCTTTGCATCTTCCTTGCCTTTTATGTAGCAATCTTCCATAAAATCAATGTTGTATATATCGTCTTCCTTGATGATTTCACCGTTGTTTTTCCACTCAGCAATCATTGCTTCTTCAACCAACGAATTTACAGTATCATCTGAATCCTTATTACCGTTTAAATATTCTACGCAACGGTCAATGAATCCCAACTTGTCAACGTACATATACGCTTTTGCTGTTCCAGATGTATACTCTATGAACGCCTGCTCGATCTGTTCTTTGAAGTCCTCTGGCAAATTAAAAATATCTACTTCCAATCCTCTTGGAAGATTTATTGTGTATTTTCTCATTTCGCCACCTCTCTCAAATATTCAATAATCTGTGTCTTGCTCTTCTTACAGTCTGCGAATCTGTCCCAGCCATCTTCCAGAAGATAATATTCTGTGGTGACATAATATCCTCCACGTTCTTCTTTCTTCCACCAGTCATTGCCTTTTGCATGCTCGGTTTCTTTAACAACGATTATTGAGCCATCAGGAAGCGGATATGAATAATACTTTTCGCTTACTTGCGACACAGCAAGCCATAAATTCCATCCGGTATAATCCTCCAGGAACTCTTTACGTTTCTGGTTGTTGGTTAAATCTTTTAATTGCATTCTGCGTCCTCCTGCTTCTTAAAATCCATCTTCAAATCATAAACAAACTGGCAAAGTTTCTCTGCAATCTCATCTGCATTCTCTACATTTGCAAGCTGTCTGACATACTGCTTACCACATATAACGCAAGTTAATTTTCTGATTGTTTCCCAAACCTGCCACGAGATAATAGAAGAATCAAAGGCATCCGCCATCAGAGAGCCTCTTCCAGTTCCGTTCTCATTTTTGAACCACTTTTCTCTCGGCGCTTTTAGTGTGGTTGCAACATCTTCTCTGGTAAAGCAACCTTTGTATTTCTCATCCATGCGCTTTTCCAGTTCGTCCAGAAGTTTCTTCTTTTCCTGTTCTGTCATTGCGTCCTCCTACTACCTATCAAATTCAATGTTGTTGTCTGAATAGAATCTGTAAGCATCTTCTCTGACTTTCTTAACTTCACGCATAACAACTTCTTTCGCTTTGCTGACAGCTTCCTCAAAATCCTCTGTTCCAAGATTGTAGTTGTAAATACCCAATGTGTTACAGTTAAGGAACAGCGTATCTCCATAGCCAACGTATTTGTGAATAACGATTTTTAAAGAATTGTAGTTTAAGGCAAAAATACTTCCGGTTTTAGGTTCTTCGTCATACTTGGCGTTACTTTTGAATTTCATTTTGCGTCCTCCTTTTTCAACATCGGAAACAGCCATCCTGTCTTTTCGTTCGATGCAATCCAATCAAATTTTAGCTCTGATAATTGATACTTTTTATTGCATTTTTCACAGATAAATCCACTTGTTTTACTGTATTGCCCTATAATTCCACCGCATCCACATCTACAGTGTTTATAATCCATTTCCATCCTCACTTTCCCCATCTAAGAAACTGACACGCTATCAATTTAGATTTACGTTCATTTTTCTTGCTATAGTTTCTATAACTGTCACTGTTACGCCGTTTCCTGCCTGCTTGTATAACTGGCTGTCAGAATTTACGAACTGTGCTTTATCAAAATAATCATCAGACCAACCTTGCAGCCTAAAGCATTCTTTCGGTGTCAGCTTCCGGATTGCTATGTAACACTGATATTTTTCATACCAGACCGCATATACAACCAATTCTTCCGACACTTGAACAAATATCCCTTGATTGCAGCTTGTGTCTAGTGTGTTTGCAATCTCTTTCCCAACTCTTCCTCTTCTTGTCTTACTACCTCGAACTGATAAATTCACAGCATCGACACCAACTCTGCACTCTGAATATCCTTGTTTTGTTGCTTCTGCTACCTTTACGCAAATATCTAAATTATTTTCTTGCGATTGTCCTC